CTGATACCATACTTAATCAATCAGCTAATAGAATTCCTATGACACTACAGTTAATGGAAGATATTAAAAAGATGGTGGATTCTTATTCTTCCTCAGAAGAAGATATAGAAATGGCAGGTAAGATAATACCAACTATTGATCCTACAGGAGAGCCTTATTTACTTTATAGTTTCTCTGATATGTTAGAGGGATGTTGTTATAAATACAATAGGAATAAAGATGTTATGTATTGGATGGAAAAGTATGACATTCACAGACTCTCTCGTTGTAATGCTGAAGAAGCTATTAGATATTTTGATGAGAAAGAACAGTTAGATTCAAGATGCTTTAAATCTTTAGAAGTAAAATGTAGGGAACAAATACAAATTCACAATAGAGAATTGTATACGTTCAAAGTTCAAGTTAAACCGGAGTACAGAAAGTACATGGAGGAACAATAAACAGGAGTACATTCAGGATATACACCGAGGAGGGTGTTGTTACCCTGTTTAATTGTTATAGGTTGGGGGGAGGTCATGCTTCCCCCTTCCTTTTATTAATAAATTTAAAATTAAAATATGAAAAACACAACAGTACTAATAGACGGAGATAGTTTAATCTATTTCGAAATGGGAAAGCCCACCCTAGAAGAAGCTATAACGGGAATAGATAACAGAATAAGAACTATATTAAATGCGTTCGAAACAACTAAATTTGCAGGATTTTTAACTCAAGGTAAATGTTTTAGATATGATAGAGCCTCAACTAAACCTTATAAAGGTAATAGAAAACATGGTGATAAACCTATTATATTTCCTGCTATAAAAGAATATTTGAGGCAACAATGGGGCTTTACACATCTCTCTCAGTTAGAAGCAGATGATTTGGTAGCTATATATAGAGAAGACTGTGTGGATGCTGCGATAGCATCTCCAGATAAAGATGTTCTATATCAAGTACCAGGTAGACATTTTAACTATAGAACTTCTGAATTTATAGAGACTAGTGAAGAAGATGCAGAAAGATTTTTATGGAAACAAATGTTAATGGGAGATTCTACGGACGGTATAATTGGTATTCCTAAAATAGGTGAGAAAACTGCAGATAAATGGTTAAATCAGTTACAAGAAGATACAAGATATGGTAGTATGTCTGCTTTAGTTTTAAATAAATATATAGAAAAGTTTGGTAATCAAGAAGGAATTCATAAATTTGCTGAAACATTTAAACTAGTCTATATATTAAAAACTAAAGACGAAGCTTACAAAGAAACATTACTTACATTACCAAACCTAATAACACATGAATTAGAAATTAAAAACGAAGACGAATTATGGGGATAAGAGTAAAAGAATTAGTTTATGATATTATAGATGCTTTATCATTTAGAATATCAGGTGGGACTAAGTTATTAGAGGAGCATAAAGCAGATAACAAAATAACAGCGTTAGAAGGAGAAGATGGTTTATATCTAAATACTGGGTTAACTATTAAAGTTCAAAAATTTAAGTATATAGTTAATCATATAGAAGCTAAGACAAATAATAATGTTCTATCTTATATTTTATCTACTGATAAGAGAAATAAAGTAAGTTTATATATATTACCTATGCTAGGAGAAAAGAAGTCTATGTTCTTTTGGGATACCTTACTTATGAATGCTTTTATTGGGTATGACGAAGAAAGAGATGTAATATGTACTCTGTTTAGATTCTCAGGAGATCCTTTATTCTTAAAGTTTGAGCAAGCGGTGCAGCAATTTTCTTATTATAAAGGTAAAGTTGATGTAGATTCTTACCATGTGATGTTTGTTTTTGATGTACCACCTCAACATAAAAGAAGTTGGAATAAACTAAAGAAAGGACAATACTCAGAATTATCTATAAAATATAAAGAGAGAATTTTAAATTTCCATGGATTAACTAGAAATAGTAGTGTAGGGCAAGTATTGTATAAATCTCCTAAGCGTAGGAAATTTCTAGAGAAATTGTTAAACTCTGCTATAGAAGAAGATTCAGAATTGTTAACAGCTATAGACTTCGAAAAAGACATTTTTAAACCTAAAATATATGAATTTAATAAAAACCCATTAATATGACCAAGAAAAACGGCTGCGGATGTGGCTCAAAGAAGAATGTTCAGCCGATAGAAGACGCTGAGATAATTCATAATAAATATTATTATGAAAAAAATAGAAACAGCGATGCTAATCAGACAATAAGCACTACTATGCCAGGAAATCCCATTGTTAATCAAATAAATCCTAAAATGTTATTAAGTAAAGATGAATTAGCTAAGTATAAAGATAAAAAAGCAAAAAGTAACAGTGATGACTTTGGTCTTAGGCTTATAGATGTAACAAGAGGTATAACTGAGTTGTTGATGCTAAAAAACAAAGCATATGGTAATACAGCATTAAACCCTACTAATATATTTAGTAAGTTAAATGCAACAGAAGCTATATGTGCTAGAATAGATGATAAATTATCTAGGATAGGTAACAAAGGCCTTTATGATGAAACTGAAGACACAGTAGATGACTTAATAGGTTATTTACTACTACTTAAAATGGCAATGAAAGCTGAAAAATAAAAATAAGGGGGTGTAAAAACCCCCTTTTTATTTCTATCGTATTCCAGCAGCAGTAAGCCTAGATAAGATACTATTTATAGAAGTATCTTGTGCTATCCTCTGTGTCCCGGCTCTAGTTATGTTCTGAGTATTTGCATCAATTGCAGTTGCATTAGTAGTAATTGCACCTGTATTGGTAGTACCTCTACTTGCACTTGTAACTCGAGCTGTTTGACCTGGGCTTTTTTGTAAGTTAGTCTCTAAAGCGGATAAAGTATGCAAAACTTTGCCTAAATTTATAACTCTTCCATTATTTGGTAGTTGATATTTCATTATTAAAAAGCTAGTATGATCTACTGTGTCTAGAATATAGTCTGAATTAATAAGAGAAAACATCTCATTGGTAATAGTGACTAAACCCTCTGCTGCATCTCCAATTACGGTTGGTGTAGTTGTTACATTTAATTTTGCTATTCTTTTACCTCCTGCTAAATATGCTAACTCAAACTGTCCTCTAGACGTGTTTTCTTTCATATATATTATACTACTGCTAGAAAGATGCATGGATCCTCCTGCTACTAAAGTTACTTCTATTTGTCTGTTCATGGTGTTGTTATTTTAAAATTAATTTTTGTTCCCCCTTTTTACTGTTCATTAGTTGTTTATTGCCTTGCGTATTTCATTTGAGGGTAAATTTCAACCGCTTTAGCCAACCCGTTTATACCTGGAGAAAATTTTACTAAATTGTATCCTATAGGTGTTCTATCTTTTTTATTATTTTCTCCTAATAGAGTATCTCTTATTTCATCTAGGCTGTTCCCTAGTATACCTGTTAATTGTGCTCCTAATGAAAGAATAGGTAAACCAGATGCTCTTGGACCTGTCATCTCTGTAGGATCTAAAAATATTGCTGTCTCACGGTATATTCTTCCTAATACATTATGTATTTTTCTACCTGCCCAGGTTTGTCTAATATCTGTTTTATTATCCTCATCATAATCTCCTCCTGCTAAACTCATCATTAAAAACAATAGAGCCACAGCTCTTATTTCTGCAATCATAGCTCTCAGGTTTCCCTGTTTCATTTTCAAGAACTCTTGAAAACCTTCTTCTTTTTCAACGGCATTCTTATAGCTGAACTCTTCATTACCAACGTTATCCAATAAAAATTTCTCAAAGGCATTTCTTGCTTTCTTCTCTTTTATAGCAGTACCAAAGAAACCTGGTTTAAATACTCCAAATGTAGAAACATCTAAACCTAACTTAACCATATCTGTACCTATTTCCATAAGATATTCATGAGCTCCCACTTCTACATCTAATAACTGACCCATATCATCAAATCCTGTTTCTGGCCCAAAGTTACCAAATAAACCTCTCCAAGTACCTTGGTCGAAAGTCTCCATAACATGATCATATCTCATTTTACCAAATCTTTCCATAGCAATACCTGGTAACCATGATCTATAGTGCATAAAGAATCTATTAATAAGATGTTGTTTAGCTGTAGTCATATCTTCTGGTGCAGTAGTACCTTTAACTTTACTACTCATTCTATGTACTCTACCTCTGAAGGTATCAAAACTATCATTAGTTTCATTTGGAATAGTAACCTTATATTTATCTAGAGGAGATCCTTTTTTATACTTAGTATTTTCTATTATTTCCATAGAATCATATAAAGACACTGTACCTTCTGGAAGCTGATCTAATCTTTTTAACTGTCCATTTTCATCTACACCGTGATTTTTAGACATAGCCACAGCTAATGTAGCATCTAAAGTCTTATCTGCTTGGGCTAAAAATTCAAACCATCTATCTTGTGTTAAGTATTTAGATTTCCAATTAGAAGCTAGCTCATCACCTCTTCTTTTAGATTGATCTATAAGCATAACTTCAAAGTGTTCTAAGATAGCTCTTACTTTAGGATCTCTATTTATAAGAGCCATTTCAGCTTCTTTTAATTGCTGTCTGTTATAATGTATTCCTTTTGTAGCTTGAATATGTAGACCTACAAACCCTGCTCCTAAAGCTCCTAATGCAACTGGCATTTTTAAACCTAATGCTGATATAGAAGAAAAAGTTTTACCAGCTAATGCAACTCTTATAGCGCTGACTCCTGATTCTGATACAGCATCTGATGTTTTTAATGATTGTCCATATAAACTTTCATTTATCATGTCAGTAAATAAATCCGACGAATTCTTTTGATTGTTACCAAATAATTCTCTTACCTGGTCTACACCTTTTTGTATTGGGTTACCTCTAAGGTCTTCTTGAACTTCACCTACCATACCTTCTTTAAGTACTAACTCTAATAAAAGTAAATCATCTTTTACGCTATTTAAATATTCATACTCCATAGCGCTCTTACCTAATAAATATAATGATCTACCTAGCTCTTTAGATCGTAATGATCTATCAACTTCATTGTCACTATTAAGTAATTCTCTAGTATATAATCTAGGTATCTCTCTTATAAAATTACCTTCCATATCTACAGACCCTAGTGACATGTTACTTTGTCTAACATTAAACGAATCTAAAGCAGATTCTTTTATAGCTTGTAATTTATTATCAGATTCTAATATACTATCTATGACACTTTGTTGTACATTACCAATAAATGTAGGGCCTAACTTCATACCAAACATCTTTTCAAAATCATTAACTTTTCTTATGTGAAAATCATAAAAGTTTTTTAAAGGCTCATTAGATTGTATTTCTCTATAAGCAGGAGTTAGATATTCAGAAGCTTGGGCTTCATTTAGTTTCGTAAAAAACTGACCTCCTTTACCTAACCAGGCAGAGTCATGAGTTAACACGTCGTATTCTTGTCTCCACTGTAATTTTTTAGCATCTTTAGCTTCTTTAGATATTTTTAAAGAGTCTATAGCTTTAAAAGAGTTTTGTTCCCACACAGAATACTGTGAATTATAGTAATTCATATCAGGTGTATAGAAAGTCTTCATCCATCCTATATTACCTGACTTTATAGCTTTATTTTTAAGATCATAAAGACTCTCTGAGTACTTAGCATGTAAATTATGTGTAACTGGATTTATAAGAAGATCAAAGACATTAACGTTATTATAGCCATTAGATTGCCCCCATTCCAATAAAGCCTCTTCATATTCATAAATTTCCTGAGCCAAGTCTTTTTCTTTTCGGATCATCACACCCTTCATCTTATGCATAGTCTTATAGATATACCTACTATAAGGAGACTTATGAGCTGAAGATGGTATCCAAGCTTCTAGAGTACCTCTTCTATTATATTTTATATTATTAATATCTTTTTCCCTAGCTTTTTTATCTACACGATTTATCATGTGGACTTTCATTTGTTCTATAGTAGTGTGAGTTTCAAATGATGCTTTAGCCATTTCATCTAATAAAGCTTTAGACTGCTTAGAATCTTTTTCTCTTAATTGATTTTTTATCTCAGGTAAAGAAGAGAATGCTGCAAAATGTTGTAGTTCTTCATATGCTTCTCTTAACTCCTCGTCAGTAAGATACTTAGGATTTAATATACTATCTCCGTTTTCATCTAAGATAAATTCTTGCTCTACCCCTAACCCAGCATGTATACTATTTAATATTCTAAATGTCTCTACAATACCAGCGCTTACTTCTTGATCTATTTGTAGTCTCTTTATAATAAGTCTAGAGTCTGCCATTCTCTTTTCTAATAAGGCTTTGTCTGAGTATGCAGAGTGTTTAAATTTTCTAGCTAAAGTATTATACCTACTCATCTCAGCTGTGATAAGTCTATTTATACTCTCATCATTTGTCATTTCGTTGGCAACAGGTATATGCTCTAAAAATCTATTGTTTGTATCTTCCCCGGTCCACATGTCTAAGTAAGTAATCTCATCTGTCATTAGATTATTCTCATCTCTCTTAAACATAATAGATATAGGGACTATTCTAGAGTGCCTTACTTTAGTGACTCCATATTTAGTAAGTAAAGCGTTCTTATACGCATTTAATTGATTATCATATCCTTCAAGAGAACTAGCATACATATCTCCAGTGATAGTTAATCCTTTTTTAGTAACTTCAGCGTTTGATCCTATTCTAGGGGATTTAAACTTCCAATCATATATTGAAGCAGAACCATCACTAAATATAACTAACACGTCTATTGTACCTCCTATATTATTTTTCTCATCAGATACAAACTGTTCTACTATAAGTTTAAACTTACCTGTAGTCTTTGTTTCTTTGTTTACAACCAGCTGTTGTGCTTTAGCCTCTTTAATTAAAAACTTAGCTCCTTTAACTAGAATATCAAATTGTGCTTTGGTAAAAGCAGGGCCTGATTGAGTCAGGATTTGATCATATGATCTGTTAGTTTCCCCTGTAAACTTTTTAAGTAACTCTTCCATAACAAGATGACCTTTAGTACCAGTCCTCATACGAATCTCTTGCATGTCTTTTATTATCTTTACTTCTTTTTCTGTTCTATATTTATTACTAGAATTTTTCTTATACTTTAAAGATCCTTCATCACTACTTCTCTTCTTCAACATCTTATTTTCATATACTGTTCCTTTACGGCCTACATAACGTTCAACAACTCCATTATCGGATAGTTTAGTAAAATACTTACGGAAATCTTTAATAGTTACATCTTCTATTTTGACTTCTTCTATTTCATAGAAAGATGCTTCTTCTGTAAGTTTATTTAAGATATTTTCCTGTCTAGTACCTTCATTATAAAATGTATTACTTTCTAATCCGACAGTTTTAGACATATTATTAAAATAAGAATCTAAATTTTTGTTTAATACTGAATGAGCAGTTTTAGTAAAAGGATCTCCATTAACTTTATTCATAATAGAACTTATATATTCCATTACTTTATTAAACCATCTTTTTAATCTCGATTTAACTTGTTTAGTCTCTTTGCCTCCCTCTCTTATTATCTCTTGGTGTATAAGTTTCCCCATTGCTTCCCGGGCAATCAAATCTTCATTACCCTCGTACAATGAAAAATGCACACTGTTAGGATTCATCAACTCTTTATATATCTCTGTATTTGGAATAACTCTTCTCATGGAGTCATATAAAGGGTGTCCTTGAGATTTCAATACCTCTACTATAAAGTGAGATGCTTCTTCTGTTATAATAGATATATCTTGACCTTCTTTAGTAACCTCTATTAATCTATTGGCTATATCAGCAGCCGCTATTTGGTCAATTGGCTTACCGTTACTGTCAGTGACACTGTTTACCACATTTATATCTAAGCCAAGTTTTTCAAACAGGTACTGTAACGAGTCTCCTACTTTAGACTTAAGCATATCCTCTTTAAGAGTCTGAGTCTCTGACTCTAATACTTGTGGGTTATTTTTAAAAGGAGCTATGATTCTCTGTACTATAGGAGAAATTAATCCTACAGAGTCTTCAGGTATATTATTAACTTCTAGATAATCTTCTACGGCTAAATAAGCAACAAGAGCTGCTTCCGGATCGTATCCTAAATCTGTTTGTATCTGTTTAAACAATTGAGACTCTGGCCCCTGTGATGTATAAACCGTTTCTACTTGCCCTTGAGCATTTCTATCTATTCTACAAGCCATATATTAACACTCTTTATTAGTTTTATTGTATTTACTTTTAACTTTTTCGGATAGACTGCTTGTAGATCCTTCTTGTTCAGTTCCTTTAGCATCTTCATTAAGATCCATATTACTACGGCTTATGACTGTTATAGCAGCTACATCCATTGTGCTTCCTTTAATAAACCCAGGATAGCTCTTAGCAAATCCGGACATGTCCTGGAATCCTAGACTATTTGCGAATGCAAATATAGGGTTTTTATTAGAAATATCTAAAGTATCTCTTAACCTTTTAGAATCCGTAGACGTACCCTCTAATTTCTTTCTGTTTATAGACCCTATCTCTAAGTTTACCACAGAACCATCTGGTAGCAAGTATTCTCCTGATATAGGTATAGTTTTTCCTTGTCTAGATAGTAAATGGTTAGTTTTCTCACCATTTAAAACTTTTTTAATATTCTCTAGTCCTAATGGTAACGTTTTTCTAACTCTCTTGATAGTATTAGAAGGTATAATATTACCTGAAGTCTCTAGAAATCTGTTTTTTACTCCTCTCTTTTCTTGACGTACTAAGTTATCCCCTTCAAGCCTAAACATATCATAATAATATGTTTTATCTTTTTTATTCTTAGTATGTACAAGAGTTATATATGGATTTTTTAACAAGGCCTCCACAATAAACTTATCAATTTGTGCTAAAGGTATAATATCTTTATTTAAATGTTTTATTAAAGATTGTTTAGTAGTATACCTCTGTGGAACAATTCTAGGATTATTGTATGAATTAGATAAAAAAGAATTATAAGCCTTCTCCCAATAAGCCTGATTAAATCCATGTAAATTAACCTTAGTTACAAAATTAGTATAACGTGGAGAAGTTAAAGCCAATACATCTTCACTAGGTAATATACTACCAAATGCATAAGGAGAATAAGATAATCCTGATTGAGCTAAGCTAAATTTAAGTAAATCTTCAAATAATTTAGGGTTTTCTTCTTTAAGAGAATTCATTTCGTCTACTAAATCATTTAAATCTTCTACATCATACTTCTTACCAATAAGTCTTATAGAGTCTATATTAGACTCATGACTAGTTTGAGAATATTCATCTAGTATAGGTAATAAATTATCTAAGGCTAAGTTATCTATTCCAACAGCTTCGTCCTTAAGTCTTCGAGGTAAACTATTCTCACCTCTAAACATAGGTTCTATTTGTTCTGCTATATTTGTAAATCCTTCTCTTTCTTGTAATATAATATATGCAGATAAGAAATTATCAAATTGACTTAAGTAATATATAATATCGTCTTTAAATCTATCTGCAGTTATTAAATCTTTAGCAAGTTCAATATACTTTCTATGTATAATATCTGATGAATTTTTTAAATCTATACCAGATAATATAGTTTTAGAATTCATAAAAGTATCCTTTAAAGGCTGTAAAAAACTATCTTCAATTAATTTATCTGCATTAAGAAACATCGCTTTTTCGTCTACTTTTTCTTGTAAAGCTTTTAAGTAAATAACTTCGTTTCCATTTTGTAATTTAGTAGTATCATAAGAAGATACTTGTTGTAGATCTAATAAGTCCAAACCATATTCTTTGTACCTAAGCATGTCAGTAAGCACTTGTACTTGAACAGACTTTTCATTCTCACTCATATCCTCAAACTTCTTCTCTAACATTTCATTCAACCTAGCTTCATTAAACATTCTAGGATTATTAGGAAGCTGGCCGCCATATTTCGTTATTAAGGATTTTTTTATGTTAGAGTTGTATAAAAAGTCATTACTACTCATAGACTCTGCTTGACTTTCATTCCTAGATTTTACATAGTCATGTATAATAGGCTGAGACATAAAAGATAATACAGTTCTTAAAGGAACTCCTGATCTTAGTAGTACCATATGTATAGCTGCCATATCTTTACCGGCATTCACATACATTGCAAAAGGATTTTTCTCACCATCAACATATGCTGATACATATTTTTGCATAGAAGCATTTATAAATCCTCCTTCTACATCTCTACTTCTAGATAAAGAAACACTAGAAGGATCTATACCTTCGAAATTAAATTCTACTTCAGCTAGAGGGTTCCACATTAACCCTGCACGCTGTGCTTTAGCGGCGTGAGTTATCCCTGTAGCTACAATACCAGTACCTCCTAAAGTTTGATACATATTGAATGTAGTATCTAGAATATTAGAGAATGAAGTTTCTTCTGATATACTTTTTTTAGTCTTATATCCAGGATTTTGTATTTCATGTATTTCTTCAGCTCTAGTTTCTAAGTCTAAAGCTCCAACAGGAGTCATTAACTGCGCAAAACTAGAAGGATGTTCTAATACATTTTTCATAAATGTAAGTAATTCATTCTGCAGAACTTGTCTTGGTTGTATAGCAGTCATATCTATACCTCCTTGCATAGGTGTACCTAACCCACTTAAATCATATTCTGCTAAATCTGCATCTAGCTCTTCTAATTCTTCTCTGTTTCTTAATTGTTCTAATCTAAAAGAAGCTACTGAAGGAGGCATAAACGTTGTTATTATAGAAGAGTATATATCTATATCTAATTCTCTCAATCGTTTTAAATCTTCTTTAGAAAGACTTCCATCAGGTCTAGGAGTAAATTCTTTTACTAAGTCAATAGTACCATCTTGAAATTCAGTGTTTGGTAAATATATAGTTAATTTATCAATATCAAAATCGGCCCCTGTCTTAGCAACCATTTCAGAAGGTACTATAATAGTGGAACCTGCGCTCTGAGGTAAGAATCCAACTACTTCTATAAAGTCTATTGAATTTAATCCCTCTGTAGGAATTCTAAATCCAATTAATTGTAAAGCTTCTTGAGATGCTTGTTTAACATCAAAGTCCTTACCTAAGTATTTTTTAAAGTAATGTGGTAAATATACCTGCATCGCTGTAGTCTTACCTGTAGTCTCATCTATATCATAGAACTTTAACTTTCTATCTAATTGTAAAGTAGAATTTTTTTGTTTTGTAGCTTTATTTGTTACTTGAAATCCTAAATTAGATTGGAGTACAGCTTGCTCTCCCGGCATTTTTCTTTTGACTACTGTATTAGTAATCATAGCATTTAAAATAGTTTCTATTTTAACTTTTTCATATAATTGATTTATATGACTACTACCTGCAGAATCAAATAAAGTTACTATAGCCGTCTTAGTATTTAAAGGCATATCTCTTTTCTCCATTTCTTCTAAGATAGTTTGCTTCATACTCTCTTTAGAATAGCTAGGATCTATAAGTTCAAATTGATTATTGCTATTTTTCTTAAATCCTAATTGCCTAGCCAACTTAGTCATATCTCTTTCTATCAGTGTAGATGTGAGATTGTGGTATCTAGTTATAGCTTGTTCCCACGATTCTTCTTTACTAAACTCAGAAGCTACGTACTCATCTGATATTGCTCCATTTTCAAATATATTAGTAGGTAACATAACACTACTTTGTGTACCTATAGAAACTGTCCCAGAACCTCTATTATCTTTAGGATCTTGTTGGATACCAAAGTATTTTAAATCATAAGTTTGCACAGAAGATTGGTTTTCCATAGGACTATAATTACCATCTTCGTCTGTAAATTCGTCAAAGGTATTTTTATTATTCTTTTGGGCCCCTAATTTAGTGCTTGATGGGAATACAGTATAATCTAAATCATTAGTATTCATATCTTCATATAATTCATCTAAGACATTAGTATTACTTTGCTCTTTGTCAGAAACTAACTTAGATAAATTAGGATGTATTGGGTATAATGCAAATTTATTAAACATTCTAATATCTATTCCTTTATGATCTATAGCCGCTAATACTTGAGGTTTTAAAGGAGACATCACTAGATCACTTAGATCTAACTCTTGATCATTTATTATTTTTTGGTACGTTGCTTCTAATTCTTTACTCCAAGAGGATGTTAATACTCTAGTTTTTCTATAAAAATCTATATGGATTAAACCTCCACCATCAAATACTTCCATGTTTTTATAGGTACCATCAATAATATCTAATAGATCAGGACGGCCTACCGTAATCAACTGTTGCTTATACTTTTCTATATATTGAGAATCCTCTGTAACTTCTTCTCTAGTTGCAAATCTAACAGTTCTTCTGTGCTCTCCTACTTGATTAGGGTAATACTTATCTAATAAGTTCATAGTAGCCTGAGAAGAATCCGGGTATTTCTTAGGAGAAACTAACCCTGATGTTCTTTTAAATAAATCAGAGTATAAAGCAGGATGTCCTAAAAACAATTTAATTTGTTCTATAATTCCCTCTTCTCTTATAAACGTTACCTGCTCTGCCACGATGTTGACCATGTCAGATGGTATCATACCTTTTCCTAAAGCTGTTATTAGTAGCCCCATCTTTTGCTCACTAAATTTCTTACCCTGAGCCAGCTTTTTAAGTACATTAGGATCAAGTCCTATGTTCTGTACGAATGATCCTTTATTTTTAACTAGATTGTACTTAAATAAAAGGTCTTGAGTCTCTTTTACAGTATTATTTAGATAATTTATAATAGCACCTGAAACTTCTGCAGAGTTTAAGTATTTTCCTAGCTTTTCTTCACTAAGATTTTTACTGCTAATTAACTTAGAAGCTCCCGGGTTTAATCCTGCAAAGAAAGGATGAGCAAAATATTGTAATTTATTTCCATTCTCTAAGCCTTTAATATCTTTAATATTTTTACTTTGTATAGTATGCGCAGTACGGATTTCTGACTCGAGGTACCCTAACATTTGCTCCTTCATTCTAATTATACCTTTACTATAATCAGGAGTTCCTACTTTAATAGTTTTTTCTAATTTTTTATTACCAGTTCTTACGAAAGGTACAGCACCTTGCAATATAGATCCTACATGTAATAACATTATATCAGCTTTACTAGATGATGATATTTCTTTACCTCTAGGTCTAGTTTCATTTTTTACTCCGTCTATAACTCCTATTTCTATTTCATTACCTTCTTTAATTCTCTTAATATATTCAGAATTTAAAAAAGTAGGAGATGATACATTGCCTCCAAACGCAGATGTTAAGTCATTAACGTCTTCATTTAAATTATCTGCCAATACATTTATAAAACCTTTTAAGGTTATAGCATACTTCTTTCTCCCGGTTATACTGTTGAACTGTAAAGTGCCTGATAAAAGATCAGTATCTAACTGCACTTGTATAAGTTTGTTTACATTCTGAGATTCATCTCCTTTCATTAAATTAGACACACTTCTATCAGTTAGTATAGATTGGAATATCCAATTAATACTGTCTAGTAACTCATCATTTGAGTCAATTTCTCCTTGTGCTTTTACTCTGTCTGTAAACTTAATACCTAATAACTCTAGTATATCCATTTTTTGAGAAATATCTAAATTAGATACTAGTAAAGTTCTTAAAGGAGTACCTTTAAAATTATAATCCAAGTTGACTACACTTTTACCTCCTTTAATTTCTCCTACCTTTGGTATCCTTTGTATATTATACTTAAAATTTTCTCCCCATTTAAGTTTAACTAAATTTCTAGTTGATTCTGCATTTGAGTCAACCATAGTTCTATTACCATCTGAAGTTACATTCATAAAAGAGTATGAATCTTTAGAGTTATCAAACGCAGTCATGAATGATGTATATAGATCAAATTGACTTTTAGTTAATGATGTTAAATCAGAAGGCTCTTCAACTTCTTCTAAATTTAATCTCTTTAATAAAACATGGTATGTAGCATTCTGAGATGCTAGGTCCCTAAGTACTATTAGTTTACTATAATTATCAGGTGTATTAGATAAAGCGGAGTATAACACAGACATAGTTTTTCCAAAGTCTGCTAGTTTAGGCATACCTATTTTATTAACAATAGGATCACCGTTAATCTTATATTGAGGAAGTGTTTTTAATAAGAGTTTTAAATGTGGTTTTATTCTTGTTAAAGGGTTAATCTCATTCGAAGCTGTAATACCTAGTGTGTCTCTACTCACAGCTGTTTCTGTAGAGGCTTCATCTTGTTCTAACTCAGCTACATTCTCTAGATTTTGTTGTATATGTTCATTTTTTAAAGTTAAACCTAATCGTTCTAAAAATACAACATTACTACTAACCAATGACGGCCATAAAGACTCAAGAAATCCACCCTGATCTAACCACTCATCTAAATTATCTAGTTCTTCTCCTATAACTTCTTTTGCAAATGAATCTTCAGATGCTTCGTACTCCTCTAATTTTGTATTGTATATTTCAATAAAATTATCTTCTATAGCATTATACACGGACCCAGCAGAGCCAGGCATTCCATATGCTTGTGCTATTTTCTCATATAATCTTTGCGTATCCCCTTCATAATCCATTAACTCCGAAACCTCCATTCTAAATGAAGATCTATTGTTAAGATATTCTAAGTATTGAGCGTCGGTCTCCGCTTTAGTTCCTGGCAAATTTTTTATAAAAACATCTTTAGATTGAGTAGTTGTTAGAACATTCATTAAACTAGTTACCATCCCTTCATTTAAATATTTCTGAGTAGCTACTGACACACCTCTCTCAGATAAATATAAATTAATATCTTTATGGGATTCTCCTATAAGCTCTATAAAGTCTTCATAAGCTTCTAATCCTCCTAGATTTTTAAAAGTCTCATCATATATATCTTCGTCGGATTTTAACTTTTTTACATCGTTATAAGATATTTTACTTAGTTCAATTCTAAGTTTAGCCGGCGTAAAGTCTACTTTATATTTTTCTATAAAGCGATTTAATTTTCCCTCTTCCTGCACCCATAAAGCGGAAGGTTTCATATTAGTAAGGTTACAGCCCATATTTATTTCTTTTTATTATTAGCAAATGATTGCGCACCAGATATACCAAAACATCCTAGAACTACCCATGTAAATGAGTCATATATTGTTTCGTTAATTACTAAATCTTTTCCTACGTATCCAGTTATTAAATCTGTGCATGCAAATATAACCATTATAGTGAATGCAATGAAGCCTACTATAGATTTTTCATTCCAATCGTTATTATCTTTAAATATATTCCACATTAGCAGTCGTCTTTCTTACGTTTCTCACTCCTATGAGTGTTACCCCCTGTTCTTTTTGTTCTATGAGTGTATAATATACCATCATTATCTTTTATTAGTTTTACAGTTTTCTCTCCCTTCTTAGAGTTCGTGTCCTCAATAAGGTCCGCTAAATACTCCCCTCTATTCTCTGATGAGATATTAGCACCTGCAGGAGGTACCCCTGTTGGAGCTTGTTCACTTTTTGGCCCTTGGTTAACACTTGGCCCCTGTGGTTTAACAAATACTTTTAAATCCTTTGTAGGAGCCTCTTCTATAGCCTCTTTAGCAGAACTAACTCCTATGTCATCTAATTGATCAACTGATTTATTTCTTTCTAGAGTTACAAATCCATTTAAAAATTGAGGTGCATCTAATTCATCAGAAGTTTCTACTAAGTTTGTATATGCAGGTATTTGATCTAAAGGCCTATCAACAGTTGTATTACCATCGCCTAGTAAATAGTCTGTATAATTATCCCATTTAGTGGACTTAACATCCATATCAGTACCTACTGTAAATTCAAAGAATGGTTCATAAGATGTGGTAGGGTATGTAGGAGCTTTTTCTAAAAATGCTTTTTTCTTACTCTTTGCAGTTTTCTTTCTCTTTTCATAAGATACTAGATTAGCATTATATTTTTTACCCACATCGCTCCTAGAAGTTAAATCTTTTTTTAGAGAAAAGTAATTTACTTGGTGATGTAAGCCTTTTAAAAAATCTAAGAATTGTTTATTAACCTCAGTGTTAGATTCTGGAGTAAGTAATTGATGAAACTCTATTATAGATTCTCCAAAATATATTTTATTCCCTTGAACATTTAATTTCTTGTGTATAGGCGCATTTTCAAAAGAATGCTTACCCATATATATAGTATCTTTTAATGCGTGAAGTATTTGTTTAGGATTACCTTCTTGTAGTATTTGAGACTCTTTGTATGACATCTCTTTATTTTTTACTTGAGCGTGTCTGACAGCCAAAAGCTTAAACATGTTTAATACATTCTCATATGCAGCTCCTGTTAATTTATTAACTCTTACAGGTACTAACTTACCTGCCTTATTAGTGTAAGGAAATCCTTTAGGTACTTTATAATCTTTACCAAATACACTTACTTTACCATTTAATGAAACTCTAAGTCCTATATCTTTAACTTGATGTTTATTATCAACTATGGATCTACTAGCTCTAGCAGGTGGTCTCTTAATTTCAGGTCTAAATAATAATGTAAAGCTAGCCCCTTTTAATTTTATTAATTTAGGCTCAGTAAGTTGTAATATATCCTCTCTAAATTTAATATGATCTTTATGAATATCTTGAGCGTCTTGAGTAAGTTCCCCTGTTATACCTGTCTTACCATTCTTTAATAAAATTTCTTGATATGTATCTTCTTTTAAATCTAATTTACCATATCTATAAACTTCAACTTCTTTACCGTTGGCATCTTGTACTTTCTTAGTTAACTCTGACCCAGGAAGATCCGAGTATATAGGCTTACCACCTACTAATACTGGTTTACCTTTTACATCTGTTAAAATTAATTTAATTGTTTCCTTGTCCTCAGTTAAGATAGATCCTTGCATATCGGATGCATACTTAAATGATTTACTGGAAAGATCATAAAATGTTATTTCAGATTGTAAGTTTTTAGGAATTATATTTTTATTCGCAACCATAAATCTATACTTCTTCATGTCATACTTAAAGTCAGAAGTTCCTTTAACTTCTGGGTATAGCTTTGGTAAGAATTTAAATAATCTCAATTGAGATTCTACATGTGCATACTTAATTGGATCTACTTTCTGCTTTTTAACCAATAGCTCTTGCATCTCCTTATACTCTCTTAAAGCCTGGTCATGCGCGCCTGTAGTCTTCATCATCCTTAACACTGTTATAGGAGATGAATTTAAATACATACCAGACTGCTCACCCTGCTTTGTCAGAGTGCCTAGATCAGTATGTGCTCCATGACTATCCGCAACTTCATCGTCTACAGTATCTTCTGAGAACGACGGATTACGTAATTCGTCCATCTTGTCTCTTAGATATGTGTAATGCCCTATTACCTCATTTTGTAAAGCTTGATAATCTATAATAGTTTGAAATGTCTCTTGACCTGCCCTTAAAAGAGAAGATGACATTTGATTTAACTGATTAAGTATCTCAGCTTTTTCAATTTCTAATTCTTTGAATTGTTTTTTAGATGCTCTTACACCAGGTACACCTTTATTGTTTACGCCAAGAAGTCCTTTTTCTGTTATCGTATATAGATTAGCTAGTCCTGCAATATCTTTCTCTATAGCAGCTAATCTATCTACTAAGGCTTTAGCTCCGGTATCCACCGATGCTAATAATTCAATAGCTCTATCTTGAGTTGACAACAGAAGATCACCTAAAGTTTGACTTTTAGTCTGACTATTGTACTCTCTCCAACGGCTTCGTAATATAGAAGCACCTTTTGGATTATCGATTAGATCTTGATTAACCGGAAGATCTCTAAATTGCTGTAGACTATAGTCTGGTTTAGTAGTATGTAATAAATTCTTGAGGGTAGTATCTTCTATAGAGTCAAATATATTACTTAGTACAGTAGATAGCTCTCCGCCCCATTGTCTTTTAAATATACTAGTCATTAAAGCCACAACCTCTTGTTCAGTCTTTGCATTTTCACTTTCCTCTCTTATTCCGTGAAGAACTTTCATGTCGTCTTCAACTCTAGTGAGCCTGCTCTTATATTGCTCTAAATCTTGTTTTGCTTTAGATACCCTTTTTTCTAATTTAGATATAGTATTAGAATGAGCAGTTTTAGCAAGTGCAATATCTTTAGCGCTGCTTACGTTAGCCTCTATGAATGCCTGTAAATCTGATACAGCTTTTTCTAATTCTTTTTGCATTACATCCATACCTTCTTGTACAACTCCTAATCCTTCTGCTAATTCTTCAGCAGCATAGTCTAAAGAACTTTCAAGATATTCTGAAGTTAGATCATTACCTGTAATAGTTTTTATATGCCCGTGAGTAGCTTGCAACAACGTAGATAACTTTTCCTTCTGTAATCTAGGCCCAAACCCTAGAGCAGCTAATTCTTTTTCTAGAACATCTAATCTTGTTCTTGAAGACAAAGCTTCAGCTTTTAAATTTTGTTTTGTATAAGATGCTAATTCTTCCTTAAGTTGTTCTTGCCTTCTTAATAAAGTTAAAGCTTCTAGAGTTGGAACTGCTATTAATACCTCATCTTCTCCTGATTCTATAGGAGTGTCTTGTACTATAAATCTGTGAGTCTTAGTAACTCCATCACTTTCAATATCAAATTCTACAACAGTTCCCTTATGTCTTCTGTATAACCTTTCTAAATCTTTATCATTAAGCTTAATATCACCCTGCTCTTTATTGAAGCTAAGAACTCTTTGTAACATCATTTCAGGTGGTGCTATAGCTTCTCCTCCTTCAAAGTTAAAAGGCTTTCTTAAAGTAGGATTCCAAACTAAATCCTCCTTAAGTTCTAATAATTCATTATACATACTTAGGGCCCTGTGTCTTCTAGCTCTAATCTTTCTAGCATCTTTTAACATTTGTATAACATCTTCACTATGCTGTGCATAAGACGAAGGGTTGCTAGAATTCCAGTTATCTATATAAGTTTGCTCCATTGCACTTAAGTCCGGGTCTAAAGCGTTGCTTATATTTTTAGATAAATATGACATTCTATTTAGCACAGAATTTAATTCTGCGCCTAACTCTTCTGTACGTTTATCTTTTTCTTTAGGAGATAAAGATTCATCAGAGTGTACGTTATCTATTCTAGCCTGTAAGTCTGCTTTCTTTTGAGCTAACACACTAAACAATTCTTCTAGATGGGTAGGATCTGTAAATTCTTTAATCCCTAATTTTCTTTTTACTTGCTGTCCTTCAGGAGAGTTCTCTTCTGCTTTCTTATATTTAGCAGGCAATCTTTGAGTTACTTTACTTTGTCTATCCTTAGATTCAGAAATCTCAGCCTGCCCTGCAAGTGCTTTATCTTCATACTCAGTATTTTCTATAGTAACCCCCGTTATAGCTTCTATAGTTTTTATTATATTATCTTCTCTAAAATCTGCATCTTCCGAAACAGCCATGGCGTGTACTATAGCATCCTTTTGGCTGCTACCATAATTAACAAAAGATTTATCTACCATCTTTCTAGTATTCTTGATAGTCTCAGTTCTCGCAACTAGTGCATCTGCTATTTCATTTCTCCTAGTTTCTAGCTCAGTGTCTGTAAGATCATTCTTATCGTTATATAAAAACGTACTTCTAAATTCTTCTTTAGACAGGCTTTTTATCATATCTATATTATCATATATCTCTTCCTCCATGCCGGCCTCTAATCGAGAAGATATATAATTGTATATAGCATCTCCCTCTGCATTCTTAAACATAAAAGGACTATCTATAACATCTGCAAAATCTTTACTATCTTGTATAACTTTATCTCTTACAAGAGAATCAAAGTTACGTTCAAAAGCTGCTAGAACAGTAGGATCTTTCTCTAATCTTTCTTTTAATCTAGTTATAGCTTTTTTATATTCTCTTCCCCGTTTTACTGAAGCCCAGGCACCGTTCATCTGCCATTTCTTTTCATCTTTCCCTTCTGCAGTTTTCTTACCGGTTTTTCCTTTAGTAGGTATACCCAGAGCTCCTAGAATAAAACCTATCCCTATTTCTTTTTGTCCTTCTTTGGAGCCATATACATCTGCAAATCTATCATCAAAATTATCTATTAATTCTGCTAACATATTTACTGACTCTCCATCCTTCTTAGCTTGGTAGTAATTTAGACCAGCAGTTTGCCCAGACAAGTCTAATAGTTTCTGACCACCTTCTTCAACAAATCCTTCATACAAAGGAGTCTTAAGAACTCTAAATAAATTTCTTGCTACAACTTCTTTCTGTCCTATATTTTTAAATAACTCTCTGTAAGCTCTTCCTTTTTCCGTTAGATTACTTTTAATAGTATTTTTCAATGAATTTCTACTACTATTAAATCCTTTACCAAATAATTTTGGAAACATCATATAGTTACTATATCCCACCAAAGCTACGTTACCTGCAAATACAGCATTACCAGATTTAGTTGCTATATCCACCAATCCCGACATATCATTTTTACTAGGCTCTTGACCATTATGCTCTTCTTTGTATAGTTCTACTAAATTCTTAAGTGTAGCATCATAGTGATGCCTAGACTCAACTCCAGCTTCATACATAGCACCGGTACCTAACTGTCTTAAAGTAGTAAGTCCTCCTTGTAATCTGTGGGGATTTACTACTTTATCTTTAAATAATTGTTTACCTACTGTACTAGAAGTACCAGCCTTTGCATGTTTACTTGATTTAGTAAATAATTGTTTAGCTTTCATAGCTACCTGACCACGAGCCAATCCAGCACTTAAGTACTCAGACAGCACAGCACCTGTAACAAATGATAATCCATTAGCTACATCATTAGACCAGAAATTTGGAGTACCCATAGATCTCCAAAAATTATATTCTTGCTCTTCTTTAGTATAGTAATGAGGAAGCTTATCGTCCATCCAATTGTTAATGCCATCGAGACCTCTTTGAAAATCATTATCCCAGAAGTTCTTTGCTGCACTTTCCCCTGGAGTTGCTATTCCTGATAAGAAAGCGCCTCCCCCATAAACTAAACCTGCGGTAGAACCTATAACATTAGCTCCTACTTTAGTTACAAACTTAGGTAGTGCAAATTTCCACTTTTCTCCAGTGGTTTGACCATAAGCTCTTAAGTCCTCAGCATCATCTGATATAAAAGAAAACGGTCTATCTATATAATCAGCATAATCATCATAAGAAACATCATTCAAATTCTTACCATAGATAGGACCACTAGAACTAGTTCTTATGCTATGTTCTAAATTACTTTCACCTTCCTCTGGAGTTGATATTTCACTTGCTGATTCAACACCTAACTGCTTTATATATTCCAATTCCTTAGCTGTAGTTTCAGCTTGTTTTGCCTGAGCTTGGTTATCTACTAATTGATTAGGATCTAAAATTGAATCATCCCCTGGCTGTAAAAGTCCTTGTGTATTTTCTACTCCTATGCTTTGAGACATTATCTATATATATTGTTATTATTTATTAATCCATTTTGAGGGTCAAACATGAATATATCTATGAATTTTTGATACTCATCATGTGTCATCTCTCTTCCCGTTTCCTTATAAAACGCATCGGTCTTACTTTTTACTATTGTCTGTACTTTTTCAATTCCTCCATACATTGTCATTAAAGTTTCTTTAAAAATTTTCTCTTGCATAACCTCGTCCATAGGATCCAGTTGAGCTACCTTAGTTACAGAGTTAAGAACTGACTGAGCAACTTGAGAGTAGCTAGCATTAGGAGTATCTTTTAATTGCTCTACTACATTTTCCATTATTGTAAGATTACCTAATCCTAATTCATTAACTACTCCTTCCATAATACCAAATAATGGAGAATCATTTCCTGGCTTAGCTTCTACAATAGCAGTCTCACCATTAGGTGTTGTAATTACCATTCTTGTTGGTGTGTTATTATGTATACTAGGAGCAATAATCTTTTGGAATTTTAAGGGACCATTAACTTTTTTACCATCCTCATCCAGAATATACCTATCATAAGAGTCACTACCTTCTGGGGCCCCTAAGATACGGAAGTTATCCATAGTAACATTATGTCTCGACATAATATTATTTACTTTAGTAGAAGCTGCGTTCCCTTCTTTACTGAAAGACATAGTGTAAGAATCGCCTTCATACACATCTCCGTCATAATCATTAAATTTTTCACCTATATTATCTCCGTTTGTTTCTTGATTAGTACTTTCTGCCTGACCGATTTTATAATCATAATACTGCTCTGCCAGTAATTTTAATCTAGGTATATCTTTTTCAGTATAATTTGTACCTAAATGTTTATTCATAAAAGATAAATTCTCTACTGTTTTTAATAGCTTCTTTCTTTCATTTGACTCTGGTCTACCCACATCTCTAATATTACCTTCGTCAAAGAACGCATTTTTAATACCTGTATAAGCTAAGTACCCTAATGCTGAACCTGCTGCTATTGGCCAAGCTGTTCTAGCTAGTCCTAGACCAGCCCTTTGTATAACCTTTGCTCCTACTTTTTTACCTACGTATTCTAGTCCTTTACCTGCAGTATACCCACCTACTCCAGTTGATCCAGCATCGATAGCTAATGATCCCCATTCCATATCTTTAGATAAGTAAAAATCTGGTAAAATACGATCGTCTGTTAAATACTTAACATACGTACCAAAAGCTTTGTCATGTCCTACCGGCTTACCTGGCGTACCGTCTGGCGTAACACCTAATCGTTGATTTCCTGTAGCAGGGTCTATACCGTTCCACATATCTATCTCATAAGTATTAGCTATTTGAGCTTCTTCTGGAGAAAGCTTTCCGTTCTTAACCATAGACTTTATAGTCCTGTCGTGTATCTCTTGTAAGTCTTTAGCTCTTGTATAATCCTTATCTTTAAGAGCTTTCATTTGTTTAGTATATAAGTCTAATAATTTGGGAGTGGTCATGTCTGAATCCAATAATGTATTAATATTAGTAGCAGTATACCCTACTTCTTGGGCAGCTACAGATATTCCTTTATACTTTTGCATTAGAGGTATACTACCTGTAGAAGTAGGGCTCTTAGCTGTACTGTGTATATACTGATTAGTAAATCCTTTAATCCTTTGTATAATATCTCTTTGAGCCATCATATAACGTTCCTTTTCAGGGATACTCTGATCATACTCAAGCTCCATTAAACGTCGTAAATCTTGCTGCCCTTCATCACTTTGAGAATAAGTATAATATAAGCCTTTAGCTATACCATCTGCTTTACCTTTAGTTATCCCAGAGGCATCTGCTTTAATAGTTTTTAAAAGCTTACCCATCTTATCTTCATAATCTAATCTAGTCTCAGCACCTGCTTGGTAAATATTATTTTCCCATTTACTAGTTCCTTCATTGTAAGTATATGAACTATGCTCAGAAGCCTTAGATTTTCCAAAATCTAAAACTTTCTTTCCTTCCATTGTTTGCTGCTTTATAAACTCTAGCTCAGCTCGTCTATTCTCCATAGATTTCTTAGCCGCTAATAGACCATCATCAGTTTGAACTTGCGTTATAGCTTCGTCAACTGTGTGCCCCGCATCTTCCCAGTTACCTGTACGTGCAATTTCTTTAAGTTGATCTTGTACACTATATTTAACTCTATCTATCAGATGTTGATCTCCTTCTAAAGCTTCCATAGATCCTAGACTCTGTTCTATTAGATCTTTTTTAGCTTTATTTTTATCATATCTTTCCGATAATATACCACTAATCTCTTTAACACCTGTATCTACATAGGTGTTCATAAAAGGTTTAAGTTCGTATTTACTATATTTATTAGCCATATTCTTATGTTATATATTTTTTCCATTCTTGAGATCCTTCTTTAACTCCTTTTTTCTTAAGTAACTCTTTAAGGTGCCCTTCAGCATTATCATAAGAAGTACTTTTACTAGTAGTAGTCTCTCCTTGGTATCTTTCTAGGGCGTCTCTATTACCATCCATTACATGTGCTATTTCTAAATCTGTTTTATTTTTATTTCTAGACATTTGCATTTCCATAGCACCGCCTACCATAGTATCTAATGCTTGTAGTTTTCTATCAAAAGTAGCAGCATCTGCCCCTTTATTAAACTCATCTACATACATATTATTTTTAGTGTTATCTTGATCTGCTTGTAGCTGAGCTTTAAGATTAGTAGTAGAAGCTTCTAAAGCTTTACCTTGATTAGTAGCGTCTGCATTTAATTTATTAGCTACATTCTTACCTTCAATATCCACATTAGCTTTAGTTTCTTGAGCATTGATAGCCATTCTCTTTTTAAATTTCGAACTCTGATTAGCCATCTTATTAGACATGTTACTCATACCACCTCCACTAGTCTCTACAAATCTGTCGAAGTTAGCAGCATCCATATCTAAGGCAGCTCTTTCAGGGTTAAAGTTTTGCATTCCTATTTTATCAGCTTTAATTCTTTCAGCTCTAATTGTAGGAGGCACTATAACATCTGGGTTTGCCATATAGTCTGGTTTATCTGTCATAGCTACAGCTGCTGGTAAGAATTGTAGCATAGATAAATCTACACCATCTCCCCATCTTTTTCTACCAGTTTTTGAAGTCTCAGTTATATTTTTCTCATCAACTATTTCTTTGTCAGTATTTGTTTCCTTTTCAGTTGGTTTCGCTGTTTTTCCCATTGATGTCTTACTCCAAGTAAACTCTCCCATCTTACCATCTATTCCAGTACTACCATCACCGTGAAATCCAGATTGTTTCATATAATCCTCTTTGCTAATACCTTGCTCTTTTAATTTTGACTGTAACTCTTCATCACCGTCAAATGTTGAGGATAAATTATCATTAAATTTCTCTTGAAATTGTTGAGTATGTTTCTCAGGATTAAACTCTTCCGGAGAATTTATATTCATAGATTTCATAAGATCTGCATTTCTATTGTAGAAATCATTCATATTTGATTCTCCTACTTCTCCAAAATATCCTTTACCTGATCCTTGCTGTGTATTTGCTATACCTTCATCTCCTAAATCATTTGCTCTATAAGAACCCTCTTCACCTCCTCCTGTATATCCGGCCTCAGTTGCAGCCTCAGTTACTTTACTATAGTTCTCTCCATATGCATTAAATCTATCATTAGATTTATCATTAGATTTATTAGGGCTTGAGTCTTTTGCTTTTTCTACAGGGGCCGTATTATTAACAGGACCATCTTTATGAGCTACAAATGGATCTCTATCAATCATATTTGGAACACCGTCTCCATCTAAATCATTATCAGTCTTATCAGGAGTTCCATCTCCGTCCGTATCTATAGAGTCATCTGTCTGCCATTTAAACTTTCCTCCTTCTTTGTATTTCATAAATCCTCCACCTTTAGCAACTACTTCAGGGTTTCTACCTGCTATGATTTCTTGCTCTCTAGCTAAAGCATCTTTTGCCTGTTGGCTATCTCCATTTTTAACTATATCTTTATGCCACTCTGCTATTGGTATACCCCCTTTCTTAAGATGGCTAGAAAAAAAGTAATCTTTTTTAACTCCCCCCTTTTTCATAGTTATCTCATCTTGAGTTTCTCCATTTTCTACTTCTGCATTATCAACTATAATACCACTATTCTGGCCGTTACTCTGTTCATGGCTTTGACCTGAATACTCTATAGCACTAGAACCTTCTGTTATAGGAGAGGCCATACCTCCTGATAAATGTACATTTTTACCTTTAGACACCGCAGATTTAACAGAGTTCATAGAGTTAGATACTCCTCCCTCTTCATAACGTCTTGCCGCATCACTATTAACTTCAGGGTTAGCTTCAATATAGTCCTGCTTCTTTTTATCTTGTTTTACTGTTACATAATCTTTATACCCTTCATTTGCCGCAGCTGCTAATGCAGAACCTGCCAGCCACCACTTTCCAGATCCATCCCATAGCTTTTCTTTAAGGTAACCTGGGGTTTTCTTAACGGTATTTGTTACAGCTCCTGGCACACCTTTTATTTTCTCTTTTATGGTTTTCTTAGCTACTTCTTTTTTTGTTTTGTTAACTACTGCCTTCTTAATTTTTTTAGTAACTGCAGGTACTACTCCCTTCTTAATAACTGCAGGTAACAGTAGACCAGTTGCTAATTTTGTAGCCGCAACTCCTTGACCAAAACCCGGTATCATAGTTGTAGCATTAACACCTGTATTAATAGCATGTTTGTTTGCAGCTTCATCGTCTCCTATCACTTTGTTATAACCAGCTCTTACAGCTGATATACCAGTATTCAGAGCATCTGGTATTACACCCCAAGCTGGAGTCATACCCCCAACTGTTAAACCAGTTTGAATTTTGTCCCACCAGCCAGTTGGACCTCCCGTTTTATATGCGTGTAGTTTTCTTTTTGCCATATTATTTATGTGTGCAACCGCCTAGTTTAGCAATATCTTTTTCTAACTCTACTATACGATCTTCGTTTTCATTAATTATTTTAATCTTCTTTTCTAACCTCCCTTCTAATACAACTAAGTCTATTCCAAGTTGATTTATCTGACTGTATGCAATACCCATAGTAAATATTATGCCCATAATCCAAATTATGTTCCCTATATTTAAAGTAAAGTCTTTCATCACGAGGCACGTTTTATATACCCTCCATTTCCATAACTAGGCATTCTATTAAATCCTCCTTTTCTAGCAGATACATTATTTCCTAAATCGTACCCAGAATAAGTCTTAGCTTTCATTTCCGCTGCGTTAGTCCTAGCCATTTGGCCTACAAAAGATTTAGTAGTTTTTGTATTTGTTTCAGTAGCTTTTACTTGTGCTTTTGCTTCTGCAGCTTTCTTTTCTTTTCTAGCTTTCTTTCTATTAGCTAATCCTTGCCATGTAGCTACACCGGCTCCTATAACACCTCCTACAACTGCTCCAACTGCATTACCTATTACAGGAACAGCTGATCCTACCATAGCCCCATAACCAGCATAAGATCCTGCTTTAGCAAGTATATCTCCAGTAGCTTCCCCTGCATTCCAAGTAGTAGCGTCACCATCATCAGAGCCCATACTAATTGCAGTACCTGCTATGTTAGCAGCTGTTGCATATGGATTAGGATTAAAAGTACTACCAGCAGCTGCCTTCACTCCTTCTTTTCCTCCAGCCTCAAGTAGTTTTTGAGCCGCTAGATCTGCAGCTTTCTTTGTTGCTTCCTTCCCAACTTTATCAACTACTAAATCTTTACCTTTATCGATAGCAAGATCCTTTGCCTTATCAATTACTATATCCTTACCTTTATTTAAAGCAGCATCTTTAGCTTTATCGATTATTATATCTTTACCTTGATCTAACGCAAACTTACTAGCTTGATCTGCTCCAAATCCAGCTGTATAATCCATAGCTTTATTTTGAGCTTGATCAACAAGAACCTCTTGTCCTTTATGAGTAGCCGCGTCAGCTAATGCCTTACTAACTCCTTCATTTGCTTTTTGTCTAGCAACATTTCCAAACCCTTCTCCTGCAATAGATTCAGCAGCTTTCCTCTCTGCTTCTTTCATAGCCTTTCTTCTAAAGACTTTCATACCAGCTGTTTTAATACCTTGCTTAGCGTCCAGTGCTTTATCTTTTATATTACCAAGTACATCAGTACTTTTACCACCGTCTGTTAAAGTGTCTATACCTTTACCCACAGTACCATCTAAAGACTGTGCTTTAGCTTTTCTAGAGGCAGCATCTTCTTCAACTGCAGCTAAATCTTGCTCCTTTTGATTAGAAATATCTGATGCGATAGAATTAGCATTTGATGCTAGAGTCTCATTATTTTTTAATTTAGCATTTTTAGCAGCTTCTAATATTTGTGGATTAGCTTCCTCATACACTATAGACTCAGTAGATCCTGCAGCACCTTGAGCAGCGGATCCTACAGTATTATTTTCGTACATTCCTCCAGGTGCATATTTTTTAGGCTTTCTAACTGCGTATTTTGATTTATATTTTGATTTAATTTTTTTCATTATCGTGTCATTATTCTAGACTCCACAGTGGTAGAGTACAAATTTAGTAAATTATTTGAAACATTGTCATAAATTAAACGAATTCCTATCCATTTATCTATGAATTTCTTTTGCGTACTCCAGTTTTTAGTTAGATCTATATACACTGGGTTAGGATATTTTATAACTCCTGTGTATAAAAACATAGGATTTGTAGTAGATGTTGTTATAGTTCCTACATTTAACGTGCCTATAGTATTAGTGTTTGTAGAAACATAATAAGCTGATGTATCTATAGCTATTGCAGCCATATCTCTAAACCTATTAATTTTCCAATTGTTACCTATTTTTCTAGTATTAACTAAATATTCTAAAGGAGTAGTATGTAAACCACTTATCTGTAATGTATTGTATAAGAAGTAAGAAGTAAAACCATGCTCTAATACTCTGATGCCCGCTGCATTGTATACATCGAGAGTATATGCAATGCTAGAAGTTAAAGTTGTTACATTTCTTAATTCATTATGTATATATTCTATTTCAAAAGGCTTATAATCTGCTACAAAGTGTTCTAGTGAAGTAAGCGGAGTATCGTGTATTGACACAGACGCAGGATCCTCTTGGTATATAAGACCTCTTCTATTAGAGTTATGCTCCCAGATTGTCCCGTTTCCTAACTCAGAACCTACCAACGCGCTAATACTACCTGCAGTAAGTAGACCATCTACTATTGGGTATTGATCCGTAAGAGAATAGAAATTAGTAGAAGTATTAAAATATATATATGGTACATAACTATGCAAACTAACCCAAATATTTAATTCAGGATAATATGATATAGTCCACCCCGCAACTGCAAAGTAATTATGGTTATCCCAAGCTATTGCAGTTGTAAGATACATACCACCTCCTTGATGATCATGATAATAAAACCGTTTATTAGTGGTATTAAATGTAATATAATCTGCACCCACAACATTACTTAGTCCATTAGCAAATAAGTTTTGTCCTGATTGAGTAAGAATGTATTCTCGTTTAGTTAATATTATTCTTCTATGCTTAGGGTCCCATACAGAATGCAGTCCAAATCCATCTATAGGATTATCAAAGTCTTTAGATTTCCATCCGTAATCTTCAAGTTGAAAGTGTAAGTTTTTACGGAACCACTTCTTCATACCTAAATCACTTAATTCTGTAAGTTTATCTTTCATTAGAAATACTTTCTTTGAATCTACATCTACAAAAAAGTGGCCAAATCTAGTTGTTAATACAGACCACTGAGATGTACACCCACCATACCCATCATCTGTAAGAACTATTTCTGAAGGCTCTTGCTTGAAAATATCTCCACTTCCTACGTAAGCTTCAGACCCATCTTTCATTTCCATAGTTTGTTTACCTTGAGTTTTTAATAAACTCTCTTCCATATGAAAATATAATAAGTTATTGAACGAAGCCAATTTCCATAAATCTCCTCTATTTTTAGGTAAGTCTTTAAACTGATTAGATAAGAAAACTCTATAGTTATCTATTAAACTACTAGTATCATTCTTAGCTGATCTGTGCACTCTAGTAGGAAAATCTAATTGTTTTGTTTCACTAAGAGGTAAAGGAAAAGCTACACGTATATCATTTTGCTCTGAATAATTTTTATTATATTTAATATTTTCTTGGTCTGTAAAATCAATTTGTCCTGCTAATCTTAATAAATCCTTAGCTGGTGTAGCCGGGAAGTATAAACTGTTGTCAGATTCTATATGTCTAAAGTTTATATTATCTGTAGACTCCACTATATGGTAATGTATTGCTTTTCTAGGGCGTGAGTCTGAAGTAATATCACTCTGAGTTAATGAAGTAACTACTCCGTATCTACATAAATATGTATCACCTCCAAATATACCTGTATCAATATCAGGTAAATTTTGCCAATTACTTCCTTGCAGAGTTGTTATACGATAATCTGCAGTCTCTCCGTTATGCGTATTTGTAAGAGGCTGGTTTGTTGATTCTGTAAAAATAAAGTTATCTAGATCGTCTCCTAAGACTTCAAAGCCTGTCCATATTAATTCTTGCGAATCTATAGATTTATAAACATCTGTTTTAAAAGCTTCTAAGTTAAATATATGATAAGTACTTCTAGTTCCTACTGGCCCTCCCCCTGCATTATTGGATGCATTGATCAGTAAAGGAGGTGCTATACTAGAATTAAAACCCCAAACTCCCCAATTATTTACTGCGGTAGCTGTGGTAGGGAATCCACTACAAGACGTTAGAGGAGCATACCCACCACAAGAAGCATCTGCTGCAGTACAAAATGGTGTAAAACTACCCATAGTATACATAGGAGTATTTAAACAATTTCCATACCCTGCAGCGTTTAGCGCACCTTGAGGATCTATACCGTGGTTATCTTTTAATTTAAATGCAATAGAACTTTCTCCAAAAAGATTTACTAACTTACCTCCAAACCCTAAAGACTTACCATTAAAGATACTATCACCTTTTAAGTAAGTTTTGGCCTTCTGTCCTAGTAGTCTAGGGAATCTATAAGTTGCATTAGAACTACCAGAAGTCATAGCTCTATAGCCTGTTCTGTAGTACATTCCTATGTGTATAGATGAGTTTATTTTCTGAGCATAACAATTCTTAGCAGCATCCCAGCCCCATTCTTCTCTAGGCATTAATATTTCTGGATTAGTATTTTTGTCTTTTACTAATTTAGTATTCATTCTCTTATCCTGATCCAATGAAGGTCCATTCCAAACTAAATTTTTAACTTGATATTGATGAGATATATGAGTAGCTCCAGCTAGACTATTCTTTGTTCTTAATAAATAAAAGTCATGGAAACTAAAAGCCATCATTGAATAGTTATGATTAACACCATTTGATGTAGACGTATGAGTGTATAATAGACCATCATTATCTTTTAACTGCTGATAAACCTCACCAAAACTCCAAGTGCTTCCTGCCCAAGGCATTACTGAATAAAATGATTCCGGCTCTGTTTGAGTCGAAGCTAAAACCTGCATAGCTTCAGAATCTCCACCTGCTTCTTTACACAGTCCTATAGCGGCATTCTTAGGGACCATTGGAATTATAGCAGCCTGCCCTAATATAGTTCTATCCGAATGTTTTCTTTTAGCGTAGTAAATTCTAAACCCTTGTACTTTGTCTGCTATTGTATCTGGTATTTTAATATCTTTTAATGTAAATCCTAATCTACTAACTGTGTGTGAGATTTTAGCATCATTATAAACATCACCTGGAATATTTGCAGAATTAGCTGTAACATCTATTATAAAATAACCCAAACCACAACCTGAATCTACACATTTTGTTCCAGCATGATATACTCCTGGTCCGTATGTCCCATCTTTATAGCTCCTAACCGTTAACTGATCACCTGCTACTAGATTTGTTGTATAACCACTATTTGAATTATAATCAACTCTAACGTCCCAGTAATCATTGCCACAATCACCCCATCCCCCAAAAGTTGTTGTATCTCCTATGTGTCTAGTAGTAGCAGTTGCTGTAGTTTTCCAAACATGGGCCTTAGTTGTAGGATCATTAGACCCAGTCTTATGATAAGTGGTCTTATACTGAACAGTAACACTCATAGTTTGATCTGCTGTAAAAGTATTCGTTCCATTCCACAAAGCAGCCTCCATAGCAGGATCATTAGCCCCAGAAGGGTTATTAAATGTACACCTGAGTGCGGAGCCTACAGTAGGTGGGAGGTGAGTGGACTCGTGTTGGTAGTTATTCCTATTAAATCTAAGTTGTCCAGTCCAAGCTGTAATAGAAGTAAGACCTATACCTGCGCTTTTAGTAGTTAAACATCCGTGATCTTCCATGATACTTTTTCTACCATCATTCTCATTAGAAGGCATATGGTGATGCCTCACATTTTTTTGTTTTAAACTGCCTATTAGTCCAGTCTGATCCCAGATTTCAAAGTCAGATGTGTTCGGATAAAACTCTGTAGCATTTTGCCAATAATTCATCTTCATAGTACCAAGTCCAGCCCATGCTCCTCCAGTAAAACTATACTCAAAGAAATGAAAGTTTTTAGCATACCCTTCACTTAACTCTTTAAAATCAGATGCAGTACCAAACCCTGAAGGCTGTGCTAACTCTTTAAGGTTAATAGTAGTACCCCCTACATCAATAAGATCTCTTCCAGGTATATGATAACCATATGACATACTACCATCATTCATAATAAAAGCAATATAAAAAGCATATACTTCACTACGCATGTACCCTTTATATTTATAAATATTAGGAACATATCTGTAACTAGTTGTAGCATCTACAACTTGTTGTACATCTGCAAATTTATCTACCGGCTGTCCTTGAAACCCTGTAGTAAGATTATCTACTGTAGCATAATAATCATCAAAATTCTCAATGTCATGCGCAACAGAGTTTAACTTAATATTATTAGCATATTTCTGATACCCAACATCTTTAGTACCAGTGGTATTACCTACATATAGTACTCCATCTAACTGTGAAATAGTCTTGGCAGTATCATACCCTACAGTATCTATAATAACTTTATCTAAATCTCCCGAAGCTGCTCCTTCTACTCCGGAGTATACAACTTCTAAACCTGATTTAGATATGAACTCAATATCCTTAAGTTTAATAGCTTTTATCTCATCCCCCATCTTACGTATTACTGTAGGTCTTAGTCTCTCATAATCTGTATTTAAATTGGATAACTTCCATTTAATAGCTTTTGATGTTTGAGTACCATCTTTAGCCCCATCTTTTTTTGTTGTAGGTCTAGTATGATCATACTCTTCTACTATACTAACTGGATTAGAAACAGATAAATAATTTGTAGCTACTAAATCTGCATCTATATAAGCCACTGCTAAATAGTATACAGCAGTTCTTAACCCTCCTCCTTCTATAATAGATTTTTGATACCTACCTGAAAGAACATCATCCAGTTCTATTCTAGGTACCGGACCAGAATTAGGAAACAAATTTAAAAGATCTCCATGTCGTTTATGAGAAGTAGCTGGATTAATGTTATATAGTTTATTTCGAATAAATACATTAGGGACTTCCCTTATCTGTCTGTTTACATTAAAAGCTCTTGGGGGGTTTAAATCATCTGTCCAGTAAACTACTAAATCACCTTTAGAATCTACTTTAAACGTACCTTCTATTGGATGACTAGTTCGAAAATTTAGTTTGTTATTGGTAGCAGTTGGCCAATATAAAAGCTCATACACACCTGTGGTTCCATCCCATATCGCTATATGGTCTATACCCGCACTAGTTTTAGTAGGATCAATTTCACACATAAATAAAACTACTTTATCGTCAGGAACTTCAACTGCACCTAGAACTTTATTATACTGTCCTGACGCTACAGAAAAATATTTATCTATATGAGTCTGACCTTTAGCTATAGTTCCCCCTTCATTAGATAAGGACCCTTCTTTATCATTCATAAACATATCTAGCGCATGTCTCCACGAACCTTTCATCTGATCTATATGGCCAGAATCTTTGAATAGTCCTTTTAAAAATCTTTTTTCTTCTGCCATTTTAATATCTGCTTAAATTTTCTCTAGTGTTTAAATCTTCAAAAAATGAATCATGTCTGTTCATGTTAGGTATTAGTCTAACCCACTGATCCATGAAACTAGCCATCTTATCTATATCTGGATAATTAGCTGCGTTCCTAGCTTGTGTGCAATAAAACTTCCACTGATCTTCTGCAAATTTATAATCTATACCATTCTTCTTTATATTAGGATTAAATAATAAAAGTTTTTTGTATATATACCAGAACATAGCTTCTTTAAAGCTGATCTCTGCTGGGACCATTGGGTAACAATCCGCATCAGTAGGAAATGCTGTATAACTTAAACATAGTTTTCCTGTTGGAAATGAGGTCTTAATAAAACCATTCTCTACTAAATAAGTATCTTTATATTTTGCTAACTCATTGACACATTCATCACAATGCATACTAGCATGAAATGTACTTGCACTGTACTGTAAAGGCATCATGTGTACATCACTTTTAAAGTAAGAATTTTCCATTACTACTAACTGATTTGTTAGAAGCTGCAGTTCATGAGTTATCTGAGCATACTCTAACCCAGCTGCTTGAGCAGATGCTATCTGATCTTTTAATGCTGCTATACCAGCTATTATAGCATCATATATATCTGAGTCTTTAGTAGCCATAGCAGTATTAACGGCCACTTGGTTTATATAATATAAATCATGAGGCAAATATACTTTATGATTAACTACATTAAGAACAGTTTGTTTATGTTCCAATTGAGTACTTGCACCTATGTGCTCTAAAGCTTCTCCTATCCACTCAATTGCATCATCAATCCAGTTATCGTCGTCTGGTTTAAGATCTCTAAATACTTTACGTATTATTTCTTTACTTGATATTGTATTATATATAGCCATTATCTTTTCTTAAATTTTAAGTAAGCTAAATCATCTTCTTTTAAAAGTTTTATTAACTTATCTTTATTTCCTTTTATGCCTCTAGTAGCATCAAATCTATATACTGATTTATTCTTTACTTTACATTTACCTTTGTACCAATAGAACTTACAATAAAAAGCATCTGTATGGTAAATATGCCACTTAGTTCCTTCTTCTGTTTTTGAATTATAAAGCTCTTTTCCTTCAGCTAATAACTCGTCTTTATATTTATTACTCTCACCCCAATCAATTCTAGGAGAACGCGGATCTCTTTCTTTTCTTAAAATAGATAAAGAAGATAAATTTTGACCCATGTTAAACTCCTTCCCTTCAAGGATATAGTCCATAATCATCATATTGAATTCTGAACATATATCCCTGAATAGGAGTTTGTTTATTTCACCATGTTCTTCAACATAGCTTTTGTACACATCTCTAAGAGTATGAGACATTAATATTTAGGACCTATTCCTGGATTATAATGTGCAGCATTTCCCTTCTTATTGCTTTTCTTCTTTTTCTTTGGAGTAGAAGCTTTAAGAGTACCTTTTTGTTTATCAGACTGTTCCTTAGTAGGAGCATTAGGACTCACTGGTATTACCTTCTTCTTCTTATTTATCTTATCTGCTGGATGTGGCGCGCCTCTTTGAATAGCATCTGGAACACCGTTGCCATCTTGATCATGTTTTGGATGTGGCCCCACATTCTTTTTCTTCTTATTAAGAATTTTTTCTAACTCACCCGGCTCCTTTTTAGTATTCTTCTTTGGAGTAGTCGTCTTCTTCGTAGTATTCTTAGCTTCGTCGTCTTTAGTCTTAGTATTATATTTCTTACCTTTATAAGTAAACACTTTCTTACCAGCTTTTCTATTTTCGTTAAAAGCTTGTCCAAAAGTTTGCTCTTTTTTAGTAGATTTTTTTACATCAGATTTTGTAACTGTTGATTTAGTTTCTGATTTTGCAGTATCACCTACAGCTTTATTAAGCTTTGAAACATTAGTTTTTACTTTTTCATTTCTATCAGACTTAGTTTTAGTTCTTTTAGCTACTCTGTCTGCTTTTTGCTTAGCTAGTAAAGTTTTCCTAGAGTCACGTCTTTCACCTCTTTCTTCCTTTCGGAATGCTCTTACTGTTTGACGTTTAGTTTTTCTATTCTCTCTTTTATCAGCTCTGCTCATAGAAACATCTTCACCAGCATCGTTTACTTTATCTTGACGTTTATTCTTCTCGCCTTTTTTATAAGCTTTTACTGCAGAATTAGTTTTCTTTCTATCAGCTCTTCTAGATTTTCTACCTTCTTTTCTTTCATCTCTAGCTTCTTTAGAGAAACGTCCGCCAAGTAGAAACTTATTTTCATCATCTGCCATATCATCAAGAGACGCAGTTGACGGAGGTAATAAAAAATCCTCCTCGAAATTTGATAATCCTCTTGGATTATTAATTCCTCCATTTTGTTTTTTGTTTTTTTTCATTATAATCTTAATTTAGTATAGTTAACCTTGTTGTTGTGGGGATCCACTTCCCATTCCTGTTTCTGGATCTTGCATACGATCATTCACAGTATCGGATACTGTTCCTGATATAATCTTTAGTTCTCCACCAAGTATGCCCTGATTAATTCTTTGTATCATATCCATAGGTATAGGAAAATCTGCTTTTGCATCACCTTCATAACAACCAGTACCAGCACAATCTCCAAACCTAGCTATGTCTCTAGGGTTTTCAAACACCCCTCTTATATTTACAGTCTCTAATCCTTGTGCATTATATATATATAAATGCTCATCAATCATAAAGGATTTAATATTATTTTTAGTATACTTATCATACTGAAGCCACTTAACCATGTTAGAATTAACTAACGGAAATGTGTCTAATCCTGATACACTTCCTACATATGTAAGAGCTTCTGAGAAATTAAACCTAACTGTTTTTGGTATAGGTAATACGGTTTTATATACTGGGCACTCTAACTCTATATTACAGCAGCGACTTCCATCTACTTTAGTTACTGCTACGCACCCTAAATCTTGTTCTATATGTCTACTTGAAAATCCATTCTTTGCGTAATCTCGTCTAATAAACATTGCTCTGTAGTGCAATATATTAAACTTTAATTGTTCTAATGATATGGACTCATCATGGTTGGATTTACCACCACGTACAAGGTTCAACAGGTTATATGCTATTTCGTTTAATGTCATTTAATATTTATATAATGTTCTACTTAATCCTATGTTGTGTGTCTTGTCTATTAGTCCGTATCTATAGTAATAAGAGTTACCTTTTCTATTTGTCCAACCTACTATAGGTGAAACATTGAACGTGTTACTACTTCCTCCTAACTCTCCTCCTGCCCAAAACCTTATATAAGGTCTTCTATCTATTAACTTTACAGTGTCTATAGTATGTATATACTTAGGGAATTTAGCTGTATAATCAAATGTTTGTTCAACTAAAACTCCATCTACATAACTACTTATTACTCCTTTGATGAGTTCATCTTCCACTTCATTTTTAAATAACCCAAGAGTATCATTATCAATAAAAACAGTATCAATAGAAATATTGGTAGTGCTAAGATAAATAGTATCCAAAACATATATACTGTCAACAGTCCTAGTAAATACGGTATCAATACCTGTGCTGCTTTTAACGCTCGTCTCATTTTGTTTATCATTACACTCTTGTAAAAATATTATATAACAAATTAAAACTATGATTGTCAATGTTTTAACTTGCAATTTCTTTAGTACATTTAATATAGCCATGCTACACTTTGATCCTTGTCTTTATCTAAATCTACATGAATAAATGTTTTTCCTATTCCTATTCTTGTAAATCCTGCTGCTATAAAAGCTGCTATCATTATAAATCTTTCTCTAGACTTAGTGCAATGAACATCAGCTGCTAATCCATACATATGTGAAGAAGTTGATACTCCCCCTACATTAGCATTATGTTCTATCGTTCTATAGCCACTATTAATTTTAAAAGGAATACCCGCTATATCTCTAGCCTCATCAAGGGCTATAAGAAATTCTTCAGACATAAATTTACCAGACTCTGGGGAGTCAGGACTATCAAATTCATCTAAGGTAAAGTATTCTAATTTCATATTATTATCTTTTATTTTTTAACTTTATAAATTTATATACTGTAAAAGCTATTGCTAAACTGGTAGAAATAAATAAAAGAGCTTCATTGCATTGCCCTAAACTTAATCCTATCACACTGCCGTTGGCAATTAAAACTTCTGTTGTATCTTTCATATCACTATTCATTGTGTTTATTTTTAACTTCTTTTTATTAACTTTCATTTGGTATTGTTGCAGCTGTAGGGCTTTCGTTAGCAGTTAACTGAAAACCCCCTACTAGAGTGGCATTATGAGTATTAGGTGTCACTTCTAAATCAGACGCTCCATATACAGGGGGTGCGTATGTATTCTCTAAATCAGGATCTAGAACTTGATAACAAATATCTCTACAGCCCTCACAATTTACGAACAGTTCAGAATCTGGTTCTATTATTATTACTGTACCATCAGGACCTCCTGCTGGATCAGTAATTGGATTTGGAGCTGGAACACTTGCTCTCCTACATTCATATGTATAACCTGGAGTTCCATCTACCGCAGCAGTTATTGTTAATAAAGAAGAGCATGGTATCCAAAGTTTACAAGCTTCCGCAGCTTCTATAGGATAAATTCCTCCTACTCCTGATATTGTAGGGTTTACAGAATAGTTAGATGTAGGTTGTAATGCATAGATATGTCGTACTTGATCTGAATTTAATCTGAAGTTCTTCCAAAGAGTTAAGTCAGCCATCCAACCATATAAGTCGAATGAAGTATCTGATAATAAAAATCCCCAAGTTAAATGAGAAGTTTCATTATTCATACCAGTATAAGAACCACCACCAGAATCCTGTAGGATTTGTTTTACACCGTTTACATATATACTCATACCATTCTTTACATAAGAACCATCTGAATTGTCATCTGTTGAATCTCCATTATAAGTAAGTACATAGTGTACCCATCGATTAGTATAAGTATGAGCACTAAGTGTGCTTACTCTTTTGTAATTACCATTAGTGTTAGTACATATATCAAAATACATCTTACCACTAAGCATAAAAGCTCTATATTCATGAAAGCCCGACGCAGCACTCGCTTTACTTACAAACCCATAGTTCTGAGTTGATCCACTTGCTTTTACCCATCCAGCTATAGTAAAAGGTAGATCGAGGCCTGCACCAGCTCCTGTTGTCATTGAAAAATCATCCTCATCTCCACAATCTAAAAAATCATCAGACCCATCTAATCTAATTGAAGCCTGAGTACGTGGTACGTAGTTACGATTCCAAGTTTGATTTTTAGTCATGTTTATAGAAGCTCCTATTTGCATTACGCTTGTACTGTTATAGTTACGTTAGGTTTTGCGTATGCAAGAATTACTCCTGATTGTAGTACTATACTTTCTATATTACTGTGTATAGTCATACCCGCTGGGATAACCAAGGATCCTGTGATTGCTCTAAGAGCACCTGCAGAAGGATCTTTTTCCTTTATTCCTATAGAACAGTTAGTTGCATCTATTCTAGAGTCTTGTAAAGCCATCATACAGTAGAACGGACCTGTAAATAATTTATCCGCCTCGTCTATTAAAATTGTTTGTCCTGGATGAACTGTGTCATTAACTCCAGAACTTATACTTCTTAGTAACACTTCATTATTTGTTGCCATTATTCTATTATTTTTTCTAAATTCATAATTTGCTGAGGAGTAATATCCTCTGGTAAAATATCTGCAGATAAAGAGTAAAGTTCAACTTCTAAAACTTCTTTCATTTTAGCACTCATCAAATCTACTTGTTTCTTTCTTTCTGTTACTAATTCTGGATTCCCTTCTTCTAATTTGTTTATTTGTTCTGCAGAATCTTCTTCATTCTTTTCAGCTATAGCTTGTACTTTACCAGCTAATTCCATAAACTCTTCTGAAGGTCTCCCTAATTTTTCTAAAGGATCTAAAGCTTCTTTTAGAATGTTTAAATTTTTACCTACAGGTAGACTAAAGTCTTTACCTGATAAATCTTTAACGGCGAATAGCCCATTAATAAGATCTAGTAGTTCCCCATTTGTTGCCTTAATTTTTGTCATTTTCTATATATATTAGTTATTCTGTAAATACGTAACGATCACTTCCGTGGCCGCAAGCATCACAATGCTTGTTTGCAAAGTTAATAAAATTATCTATAAGATGAGACTTTTGACCACTTATATTTCCGTCACAGTCTGGAAGACAAGATAGTCCATCTTTTGGAAGTAAATAACTTATAAATTTTAAAGTCCATAAATAGTCTGTAGAACAATTATCTAACGTACCAATTTTAATTTTCTGCAATACTTTATCTCCCTTCTCTGCGATACAGATAGTTAAGTTTTTTATTACGTTTGGGTGTACTTCGAATGACATATTTTTTATTTTTAAGTTAAAGAGATTGAGGAGTTAGACAACAAAATGGATCTGACAGACACGCTGCTTGTGATGTATTAGGTCCCTCAACTGCAACCTCTGAGCAGTTACAGCTACCTGTACAACAAGCGATTATATTAATTGTATCAGAATTTTCACTAGGAGATCCAAGAGCTCCTGAAATAATATTTGCAGTAGACGGAGTATTTGAAACTGTACTACTTTCTATACTTACATTATAACCAGTTGCTGGATGACATCCATCAGAATTTGCAGGTAATATAAGACTTCCTGTTGGAACTCCAGCTAAGATAGCAGCATCTATATAAGTTTTCCAAGTATTAAAGAATTGTCCTGGCATTCCTACATGTGTAATACTAGTTATCTTCTTTTTAACAAAGCCATTTAAACAACATCCAGCAGGATAAGCCCCACAAGGTTGTGCAGATTGGTAGTAATAATCATTGAAATTTGCAGTGATACCGTGTATAAGTACTAAAGCAGTTAATGCCATATCCTGATTAGGGAATGTAGTCCAAGGATCTAACTCAGTTGAGTCATAAGTATTTGTAGACAATAGAATACCTTCAGATATAAGTAACGTTACTGCGGTTCCAGTACAACTGTTTGTAGACGTATTTGCTTGTGGGATACAATCCCAATACTCTGCATCACAATAAATACAAGAGCCATCATCGATAGTTGCTCCTGAACTATAATTTGAAGCTCCTGGATCAGTACAACCTTCTATGGCATATAGACAACTTCCATCATCACATGTTGCGGCAATATTATAATTTGAAGCTAGTGGATCTATACAGCCGTATATACAATATATACATGACCCATCATCTAACACAGCTAGGGGATCATAATTTTGAGCAGTAACATCTGTACATCCACATAGAGGCATAGTTGTTATAATAATAGGAGACATAACTACAGTTCCTGCAGTACCACAAGATGGAGTAGTTGTTTCCGTATATGTGAATCTCCATTGACTGTTAGTAGTAACTAACTGTGTATGAAGAAGTGTGTTAAAACCGTTAGAGGTACCTGTTATAGAAGCTACTATAGTAGTCCAAGTTGCTCCATTGTCTAAAGATTGCTCTAAATATCCAGTGATAGACTGTCCAGGATTACATGTCATATTCCATACAATACTAGAAGGTACTCCACATAGACTAGAAACAACTGTTGTAGCAGTTACCGCGCAAGCACAGAACCCAGGAACTATACATAAAGTAGGATCACTTATTACATATTGTGCTGGTATAAGTGTAGTATTAAATGCAGCAGGGTCATCACAAGCAGGAGTTTGTATATCAAAAGTGAATGTGTTATCACATACTTGAGCAACACTCCAAACTGGAAGAGAAATAGTACTTATAACTATAGAATAACTTCCATAAGAAAGACCTACAGCAGAAAAGATTACTCCCGGCGCAGAAGAAGACGGACCACTCATTACTATATTACCCGTTGAATCAAATATAGTTATATATAATACCGCAGGTAATTGTACGTTAGGATTTATTCCCATAGTTAAAATAGCTGATCCTGTAAATGATCCTGTTGGATCTTCTATAGTAGTAGCTAATGAAGCTTGGAACCAATTCGTGGCAGTGTTTACTGAAGCAGCATCTATAACAAAAGCTTGCCCTGTACCCGATAAAGCTGGTCCCATCGCTGTAGTAAACCCACTACAGTATAAACAACTACCATCATCATTATTAGCGGTAGGATCATAATTTAAAGCTGTGGCAGATGTACACCCATTTAGAGGTGTTATACATCCTGCAGGACATGTTGCTAAAGGATCAAAATTTGTTGATCCAGCTCCAGACGCTGCGGTACCAGTTTGAGTTAAACATGTTATAGCACCAGGGTTTGCTACAGAGTCAGTTTCCCATATAGTACCACAATCCATACATCCACTTACGCACAAATCAACACAACAATCATTATCTAATAATGGGTCTAGAGGTCCTGTATTTCCTTGAGCCGGATCACTACTATTGCAATCACATGTAGCTAAAGAATTATATTGAACAAATGCAGGGTTAGTACATCCATAAACACAATAATTACAACTACCATCATCTACACTTGCATAAGTAACATAATTATTTGCAGCTGGATCAGTACATCCTTCATATATACAGGAACCGTCATCTGACGTTGCAGTAGGATTAGGATTAATTGGTAATATCCCTGGGTATGTAACTGTAGTAAGTATTGTAGCATAATCGTTTGGAGATTGAGAATTTATACCATTATAAGGTTCTAGACCATCCCAATAGTTTTGTGTTAATGCTCCAGTATCCATACATCCTGTTAAAGTATATTGACAACATCCATCACTTATAGTTGCTAAAACTGGTAACGTAGCACAGTTCTCATTATAATTATCTGCTGACGGATCTGTACAACCAGGTACTAATAGACAAGAAGTACAATCTAATTCAAGAGGTATAGTTGGAGAAGCATCTATTAACTCACTGGTAGCATTTCCTGCAGGTGCTACATTATAACCATTAAACTTAAAGCAATCTCCATTACTTAATTTTATTACTGTTGCTCCTATAATAGGACCCCAAGTTAAATTTGCAGCAGGATAACCAGGCATTTGTATGGCCCCACTCTGATTAGTTCCTACCCAAGTTATAGTATTTGCTGAAGTAACAGCTACTCCTACATCTACTATATTATATAAATCTGTGGTACCACATTTTTCCCATTCCATATACAAAGGAGGAGCAGAAGCACAAAGCGTACAGTCTGCATATACATCTGCAGGTCCTACTAAAGTATGATTATTACCTAACTCATATTCTCCTAACATAGTAGTATAACCATGATGAGTTGCAGCATTATAAGGCGAGGGTCCCATATATTCAATACAGTATGATCCAACACCACTTGTATGTCTTATATTAAGGACATCTCCAATAACTATAGGAGCTCCATTTTGAGCTACTACGTAATTATAGAATATTCCATTATTTAAAGCAGTATTTGCTAACGGGTATACAGAAGTAGGATCTCCTATCATATTAACAATATCCTCTGCACAATCTGCCCACACTATAGCGGGAACCCAAGAAGAAGGGCACACACACATTTTCCATTCATGAAAAACAGCTGAGCAATCTATACAATTAAAATAAAACGGTAGTAGTAAGAAATTAGCGGAAGAGTAATTTATAATAGTTCCAAGAGTATTAGTTACAGATATTCCTACATACTCATAACAATCATTAAGATATTGAATGGTATTACCTGGTGAAGGACTACCTACAGCTATATAATAATCATTACTCTCACTACCTGCTCCAGTAGCTCCCATTTCAACGAATGTATATTCTACTAAAGTGTTACAATCTCTCCATGTATGTATAGGGTTACCCGGAGTACAAGGTCCCGGACATACAGCACATTGATCAACATTTGAATTAAGGTATCCACCTATCGTTGGATATGACATAATATTTCCTGCTGTTGGTATTGTTGTTGATGTAGTACAATCATATACTGCACTAGCATCATAACCATTTACGTCTGGGTATAAACCTGGAGTTAGATCAGTACATCCAAGAGGCCCTGTAGGAGTATATGTATATTGTAGTTCAATTGTACAAGTAGAACCTGCATATGTTATAACTGCTTCTGCTTTATATATCTCTGAGCCTGGTGTAGTATGTAAATTAGCAAATGGTAATATTTCATTAATAGATGTGTTTGCGCTTACTACAGTTGCAGTAGTTAATAAAACCCAAGCAGTACCTGCAGTATCCCACATATACCAGTTGATAACATGACTTACTGTTATTGGACTACAAGTTGCTGTAAACAATAAATCTGGGGTACAAGTATTAACTGTAGTAGACGAAGGATCTAAACCTATAGTATCTGGAGTACAACATGAAGATGATATACAAGTTCCGTCATCACAAATAGCTAAAGGATCATAATTTGTTGCTGTAGGGTCAGTACAACCACAAGGGTTAAAAGTTAAAGTATCTGTAGCGGATATTAATTGACATGTTGCTCCTCCTACATAAGTTATATCAAACACTACTCTATAATCTCCAGTACCATATGTACCAAAAGTATTTGTAGTACAACTGTAATTATATGTATTTGATACTCCTGCTGTAGCATTTGCTGCGGCAGTAGTAGTCTCTGTAAGTACATCTGAAATTTGCCATGTTGTTCCATCCCAGAATTGTAAAGTAGATACTATTGTTTCCGCATACTCGGATACTGCACAAGTTAATGTAGAAAGGTATTCTAAAGTACATCCTCCTGGATTATTATTAGCCGTAGCTGTAAATGTAGGAAGACTACAACAAGGATAAGTACATGACCCATCGTCACATGTTGCAGCTGCATTATAGTTAGTTGCATTTGCATCAGTACAACCACATATATAAGTTGGCGTCGTAATTACACTCGTTGTACAAGTATCAGTTGTTCCATTAGTAAACGTAACAGTTACCGTTGCATCATACGTGGTATTCATTGCATAGGCAACAACAGGGGTTCCACATGCGTCAACACCATTTGATGTAGCTGCTAATGAAGTCATTGAGGAACTACCTGACGCCATTGTGGTATTTGTTGTAGCATCTTCAATAACCCATGCCCAACTAGCTACAATGTTAGAACTGCTGTCTGAAGCTGTTAATACAAGATCGTCTATACATCCTGCAGACGTTATATTAAGTGCTAAAGCACATGTTATAGCACCTGAATAAATACACGTATCTGGGCACGTAGCTGTAGCATCATAATTAATGGCAGCAGCATCCATACATCCACATATTCGTCTAACATATGTTACTGTATTTGATTGTATAGTTTCTGTATGACCATTTGCATATGTTATAACATATTGAATGGCATAATCTCCGTTAAGAGGGAAGAAGAATGTGCTACAATCTTCTATAAAAGTTAATCCATATGTATCAGTACCAGTTGATGATAAAGGTAATGGTAAAGCAATTAAAGTAGCAGCTCCTGCAGGGTCTGATATTATTTGGAAAGTAGCTGATGCTGTATCCGCTAAAGCAGATGCATTAGTATCAGATGTACTTAAAATAATTGTATTATTACAACCCGTTACTGTTTGACTTATAAGAGCTGTAGTTACTGGGTATACACAGCAATCATTTGCAGACCCTGAATTACAAGTACATATATTTGTAACATCATAATTAAATGCGTAAGTACTATTGTCTGTACAACCTGTAACACAACAGGCAGTAATAGTTGATGTAGCTGTACCAGTACATCCAGAAGCATCTATAACTACACAATTATAATCTCCAGGAACTAGTCCAGTAAGATTTTGATTCGTAGTTTGTGCTCCAGGAACGACACCACCACTAGCAGCAGTCCAAGCATAAGTATATGGAGGGGTTCCAGGAGCTACAGTTTGAGTAATAGTTCCATTATCTATAGGTAAATTATTAGCACAAGTATTAGTTTGCCCTAGAGTTACACTAGTTGGAGGAGCTGGGAATGTTAGTGTATCTGTATACACACATCCAGTTATATTTTCTGTCCAAGTACATGTAACAGACCCTCCCCCTGTAGGTATTATTATACTTCCAAGATTAGATGAAACTGCCCCATTTAAACTTCCTGTCCAAGCATAAACACCTAGACAACCTCCACAGTTTAATACTGTAGCAATTAATATAGTCCCTAAGCCACAAGCCGAAGCAACAGCTGCTACTGTCAGAGTTGCACTACAGAAATCGCAACAAATATCACATGTGGGAACTACTGTTAATCCTGTTGCACAATCCTCATTAAAGTTATCTGCTGTTGCGTCCATGCAACCACAAACCATATTAGCATTCAAAGGTACGGTCATAGGAGGACCATAAACAGTACCAGTAACTCCATTTGGAAGTGTGTAGTTAAGAGCAGATGTATAAACTTGACCAGGTATAAGATTCCAAGCTGCATAATTAGTTATCGAATCATTAAATCCGCCACCACATGCTACAGCGAAATTAGTATTGTAAACATTGGGATTTGTTATACCAATACCAGTAGTGAAATTACCAGCTACAGGAGTACCTCCAGAGTCTATAAAATAAAAATCGTCCGGACCTACAGCATCTCCCCCACTTGTAAGTATATTCATGTCAACTAAACATGGGACATCAGTTGCTATAGTAGAAATTATTGTAGGAAGTATGTAAGGAGTACAGTCAATTATTATTCCTGTGTATGTTACAATACACCCAGTAGAATCTGTTATAACACATGTATAAGTACCTGTAACAGTTAAATTAGAAATATTTTGTGTAGTCGCCCCATTACTCCATAAAAAACTATAAGGAGCTGTTCCCATGGCTACTGTTAAAAGTATCTCACCGTCTTGCGCTATAGAAGTATCCAGACAAGTTATAACATCATTAACCGTTGTAAAACAATAATCACAACAATCATCACATGTAGGAACTACTGTATTTCCTAAACAATCTTCATTAGTATTAGAGGCTGTAACATCCATACATCCATGAACATTATTATCTGCAATAGTAAATGGTACGGTGCAAACACCAGATAAACCATCACCATAAACCCCCACAGTATGAGCACCAACCTGCGTTAGGGTTGAGTAAGTATGAGGCCACGTTATTGGGGCACCCAATATATGCCCAAATTGTCCTCCAGTAGGAGCAGTAAGATAGAAAGTATAATTAGGGCCAGAAACAAATCCTGGAGTTATAAGATCTACTGTAACTGATCCAACACCAGTACAATCTATATCAGTAGATACAACGTCTAGATACCAGCATGTTCCATCATCACAAGCAGCCATCGCATTATAATTACACGCTGTTGGATCAGTACAGCCTGATAGCTGAGGATCATTATATATAGTGAAACCCCGAGAAAAAGTACACCCATTACTCATAACACAGATAGCGGTATAACCACCTGCAGCAAGATTAGTATCCGCTAAAAGAGTAGAACTATAACTATTAGGTCCTGTAACAACTGTTGATAGTATTGTTATTGCTGGTATAGTAGTTCCCGGATATAGTTGGTATGATCCTCCTGTAGGAGGTGGTGAAGCTGGAGGACAGTACATTATATCTCCTGTAACAACATGAACCAGAAGAGATACTATTTGAGGAGAATATACAGGTTGATAAACCCCTACTGTTTCTGTACATCCAAAAGAATCTGTAATATGACAAACGAATTGACATGTACCATTATAATCAAATGGAGTATTTCCTACCCATTTATTTAAATCAGAGGAAGTAAAAGTAGCGTTTGTAGTTTGATATGGCCAAGGAATTGGTATACCAGGATTAGTCAAGTCTTCCCAAACAAAAGTAAATGGAGGAGTTCCTCCAGCAACAGTTACAGTAGCCCCCGATGAATTACATACTTCAGGTGTTAGTGTTGCATTCCATGTACAAGGATCTGGATAAGTACAAGTGTTCAGACTACAAGTACAAGTAGCACAGTAATTAGTTCCTAAAGGATCCGTACATCCACATTCAGGAAAGTCTATATATATACCATCACCTTCTGCAGTACAAATTAAACCATTTGAATCAGTTGTTACAATAACAACTCTATAAGTTCCATCTAAACCTCCATTTTGGAAATCATCTACAGGAGTAAGTGGAGTGTTACAAGCATATTGCCAATGTATATAACTATTAATACTAGGTGAGGCAACTACAACTGAATTTGTGGTTACCCAAGCAGATCCATTCCAAAATTGTACATGATGTACTTGAGCTATTAATGTTACAGTTGGAGACCATCCACAAGATAAATATGATCCATAATAAACTAGACAAGGGGTTATAAGCGAATTCGTAGTAAAATGTGCATCAGGGGTAGTACAACAGCTTGGCCCTGGAGGGTATAAACATGAACCATCATCAGTTGTACAAGTAGGACAATAGTTAGCCGGTTGCGCCCCAGGATAATTTGCTATACCTGTTATAACATCATAAGCTATTCCAGTTGTATTAGAGGCAGGATCAGTCCACCAAGTTTGACCTTGATTTACAAATGTACCATCATCTGTACATCCAGTATTACCATACACACAACAACAGTCACAAGTAGCTGCAGCATTATAATTAGTAGCTATAGGATCAGTACACCCACAATTTACAGGCGCATTATTTGTAGAACTTATAAGAGCAGGTGCTCCAGCGTTATGACCAAAAGGTCCCGTAGTAGTTACAGTAGTTGTATTAATATAATGGATCTGCATATATAATACAGGAGTAGTAGGTAAGAAGGGCGTTATAGCAGCTGTAAATCCTTGTCCAGCACAATCATCTGTTCCTAAATCCTGGACAAATGAATTTCCTAACTGTGCCTGGAAAATCGTCATTATTAATGTGTCTCCCCCTGGAGTATTATCCATATCCAACCATATCTCTACACGATCAACTTGAGCACATGGAATACCAGCCCCCCAATTTGCTACTAATGATACTTCACAAGTAGTATCTACAAATGTAAGAGTTGGATCTGGTTGGGTAACGTAAGTACAACTACCATCATCACAAGTAGCCAAAGCATCATAGTTACAAGCTAAAGGATCTATACACCCATTTACAAAACCATCAGAAACAATGGCAGGGATAGGGCTATTAACACAACTATTTACATCCGTAATTATTAATGAATATGTACCTGCTATAAGTCCTGTTAAATTTTGATTAGTGCTTTGTCCCGCTGGAACTACGCCTCCACTTGAAGCAGACCAAGAGAAAGTATAAGGAGCAACACCTCCCGCAGGAGTAGGAGTTATAGATCCATTGGCAACTAAACAGTCTGTATTATCAACAACCAACGTCGGGATCATAGTAACTATAGATGGCTCTGTTATAGTCCAACTTGTAGTTAATAAACAGTTATTATTATCGAGTATATCAAGGGTATATGTTCCTGGTGATAATCCAGTTATTCCTGTAGATGATGTAGAACCAGTACTCCATAAATATGAGTATGGTACACTACCTCCTGTAACAGAGTTTATTGTAATAATACCATTATTCTCTCCATTACATCTTACATCAGAAGCTGTTGCAGATAAAACAGTGCTACAATAATAACAACTTCCATCATCACACAAAGCACTTGCGTTATAGTTTACAGCTAAAGGGTCTGTACAACCATCAGGTAAGATACAAGAACCATCATCACAGTTAGCAGTAGCATCATAATTACATGCCATAGGATCAGTACATCCATATATACCGTTGTCTAGTAAGATTTTGGTTTCTAAATACCCTACACATCCATTAGAATCTGTAGCTTGGCAGGTATAAGTACCTGGAACCAAACCAGATATCATATTAGTAGTAGCTCCAGTACTCCATAGCCAAGTATATATACCTGTTCCTCCACCCATAAGAGCTTGTATGCTACCATTATTATAACATGTAACATGTGTAGCTTGTAAAAATGTAGAGATATTTGCTATCCCAGGAACTACTATAGCTAGGTATTCTTGACAGCCAGTGATTGTATCTGTTACTACAACCGAAGGAGTTGACGCAGGGAATCCAGTTGCTGCTGGAATAGTTTGTCCATTAGACCATAAATAAGTATAAGTACCACTACCTCCTGCTGCAGTTACGGTTGCTGTTCCATTAGAATCGCTATGGCATATAATAGCTGTGGATGTTGCAGTAAGAGTTAATATTGGGTATAGAGGTTGGTCAAAGCTTATTCCGAATTTATTTGCATAAAAACACCCATCTTCATCTATCATGTATATTGAATAACTACCCTGATCTGGAGGCAGTCCAGGAGTTCCTGTATAATTTACAGTAGTATTATCCTGTGTGGTAGGAGATGAACTATTTATTAAAGTTAGTTCTACAGCAGACATAGTCGTATTTGCAATATACGACGTATTTTCATCTATAATAATCTGACCGTTTGTATCAGGAGTAAAAATTCCATATGCAACAGTATCATTATTAGTACTAGATGTATGTGTAACACCAGCATTTATTGTACTCGCAGAATTAGGTACTATAAAAACTTGAATAGGACCAGTAGAATTAATAGCAGCTGATAGATCTATAATAAGCTCACCGTAAGTACAACTATGATCATTTACAATTGTTGTAACGGTGCTTTGGTTAGATATATGGAAATCACCACAGTCACAATCTAAACAGTTAACAGTTTGATCTGGGTATAGAACAGCTGACATAGAATTAGTTGGTCCTATCAAGTCCAGCGTCATTATTAATGATAAGGGAAAGGGAAGGCCTGGGGAAAAAGATACAGCAGTCCCATCACATTGCTCATCTGTATACTGCCAATAATTTATATTACTGGAATCGTTACAAACCTCTATAGGTCCTGGACACTGATGTATATGTTCAGAGTAATGATGAACATGAGTAAATGGTACATAAGCACCCTTATCTGCATGTATTCCACTCTGATTTTTTATAAGTCCATATACTGTATTAAAGTCCGATTGAGCACCTATAGCAGTAGATGCAGAATCAGCAGGAGCAGCGCCTACAAAAGTATTCTCATAAAAAATATTAAGACACTCATAATGTTGAGACCCAGTAGATCCAGGTATTTTTGATGGCAATGTAGATGGTATTCCAGCAGCTGTTTTCAATGCGTTTCTATCAGCATTCAGATAACTAATATCAGGCTTAGTAACAGCACGGCTAATAACTCCACTAATCGGACGTTGCTGAGAAGTAGGTTGTGTGTATATCCTCTCTATATTAGTATTTGCACTAGAAGCTCCAAGTGTATTATCTAACTCAATAATCATGATTGGCCAATTATCATCTAGAGTAGTAGGAGTGAAATCAGGAGTGAAATACTTAGCAGTACCACCTGAATTACCTACCGTTGATATATCGTGAGTAATAGTATGGTTCGAATAATTTGAAAATAAATGCATCTTAAGAGTTGCACCAGCAGGAAAATTACCATAGTTAGTATTGAGAAACATCTGTATCCGTTCGATTCCATCTCTACATAATCTCTGAAGGTAAGGAGCAAACTGACTGTTACCCAGTGGCATTCCAAATCTTTGCATAACTCCTGTTCTTTCACCAGGACCAGCATTTAACTCTAAATAGTCGGAACCGGATGGAAACAGTTGAGCAGAAGTAGGTAAGCCAGCAGATGATGCATTACTAGTATATTTAATCCAATTTGCATTTGCTATAGTTACATTTGGATGCGCTGTGTGTATATCTGCAAGTATATCATTTGGAGTTGCTCCAATAGCATTAGTAACATTTAGTACACTAGCTGCACCGGAAATAGAGCTCCAATCAGTTCCATCAGTAATGTGTTTAGAATAATGAGATTTAGCAATGTGTACATGCTTACCTGTTATATTAGGATCAACTATATAACTTATAGTAGAGATAGGTCGTTCTCCTCCGTATGGGTCAGTACCAGCAGGAAAAGCATCACAGTCATTAGCCTTTACTATTGCCACAGTTCCAATATCTCCTGCATAAGAAGTTACGCTGTAGTAAGCTTCAGGTAGAACTACAGTAAAATCTTTTGAGGAACCATCAGACCATTCAACACGAACTAGTCTTACAGGATTGGAACCTGTTGACGTAGGTAAAAAACTAGCAGAGTTACCTGTAACACCATATCTTAAAATGATACCTGGTGGATTGGATGGTTGACCAACTGAACCTGTAGACGCAATCACTGGCACTACAGAATCTCCTGTAATATCAGTGAAACTTGCTACAGTTAGATGTGTCTGACCACAGAAACTAGCACCACCTGCTAAATTACCATATACAACTGAGCTGCATATTATAGTTTGAAGTGAAGTAACTATTGTTGGTTGACAAAGTGTATCAGTAGGACCTCCACTGATAACAACATTTTTTAATTCTGCTACAGCCATACGTTATATATATATTAACAATTACACCCGCAAGACAGGTCACATATTTCTTTGGATTTTAAATACTTGTCATAAGCATTTTTTATATACCCGGTATTACCGAGTATATAGACTTGTTCTGCTGAAGCTTTAGCAGAGCTAATCAATAAGTATATTTTTTGTGCTTTAGCAAGTGCTTTAGAACATCTAGGACATTCACACCCACAATTAATTAATTCTTCTGTTAACTTAGCTAAACAACAATCAATATCACAGCTTGCTATAAACGCTGCTGAAGATACTGTTGCACCTCCTTGGGCATATTCAACTTGGTATACACCATTAGAGATTAAAGTTATATCATTAGTTAAGGTTTCACCGGGAACTGTATAAGTTATCGGATGAGTTATTACTACACTGGATGCATAATTTGTTATAGTTAAAGCTCCGGCAATACCTGCTCCCGAAGCATCTGTAGTATCTATAGAAACCATTAGACAATCAGGTCTAACGGATACAATCTTTAATGACATGTAGTTAAATTTTAAAAGTTAAAAAAGATATATAGGGGGTATTTCACCCCCTATAATCTTATAAAGTTGTTAGCCTACTATATACCAGCTACAATTGCATCTACTAAAGCAGCTGCAGGAGCAGTAGCAACAGCAGAATTTCTTACAGCTAATACTAAGACTCTTTCATTGTCCACACCATTAATTTGGTTGACAGTAGGATTCTTGTATGTAATTGTATTCAACTCGTAAGGGAATCCAGCAGAAGCATAAGTTACTGTACCATTTGGTAAGTAAGTAGCTCTATCGTAATCACCTACACCAGAACCTAAGAAGTTTTTCTCTTGTATTAACATTACCTCAACATCACCTACACCTACTGAACCAGCAGTTAAAGCTGGAACTGTACAAGTTGCAACTGAAGTACCTGGATCAAAAGCGATCTGAATATTAGTCATAACTGTATCAGTTGGCATTCCTGCAAAAGTAGTACCGGTAACTGTAAGTACACCCGCACCTGGAGCAGTTGCAGCAGAGATCCAAGATGGCATGTCAGCAGTAATTGCAGCAGCTAAATATACAGCGATAGCATTTGCAGCACCCCCAATAGTAGCCAAAGGAATTTCATATGTTTTTCTATTGAAAGGCTCCATTCCAGCAGAAGTATCAATAAGTTTGAAATACCCTACGTCTGGAGTTGTAGCGTCTTCTGTTAAAGTTACATTTGCGATTTGTGCAGTTGAAACAGCACCTGTTGCAGTAGTAGTATTAATAATATCTTTTTGGTTTATCCATTGAGATTTTACATTACTACCAAATCTTAATACTCTAAATGTTTTTGCAGCTATTACAGCAGCAGCATTAACTAGTACAGTACCAGCTTGATCTTCAAATGTAATGGCACCAGCAGCACCTCCTACAAAATCGTCTCCGAAAATTATTTGTTTAGTCATTTTTTCTTTTTTTTAAATTTTACTATTCGTTTTTATTTACCTCAATTTCATGAGTTTTATATCTAGAATCTGCAATAGTTTCTAAGATACTACTCACGGCCATGTCCACAATCTCTCTGTGAGAGTGCTCGGGTAGTTCACAGCTTACTTGCAAAGATAATGAAATCTCTGCCGGTTTTCTTATATATGTTAATTTTACCTCTGGTATTATAAATATATCATTAGTGTAAAAGTCTAATCTGTTCTCACGTATGGTATATAAAGGTTGTTCCCATTTTGTTGTATTAAAAGGATCATCTAATAAAGAATATATATCATCTTGTTGAACAAACTTTGCTATGCTATATACCCGTTCAAACTCAGCAGCAGTTAATGGTGTATTTTCTAACAGTCGATGTTGGTGAAAATCTGGAACAGTAGTTAAAGGAGCTCGATATAACTCATTACCATTACCATCTATAGCAAGTATATGCCATACAGTTCCTAAAAAAGGATCAGAGTTATTAGCAGGATACGTAGCCGTATGTATTCTAAGTAAAAATCCTCCTGGTCGTTTTGCAGACTGTAAATCTTGCCATTCACCCCACCAACTCCCAATTACTCCTGCTTCTATCTCTGCTTTAAAAGCAGCAACTCCAGCTTCAGTACCATCTAAAGGAGTAGTAGTTACTTGGTCCCATAAAGTATATTGAGGCGCTTGTAATATTGGGGGGTATGTACCACCAATTTGTTGATGACTTACATCCGCTACCATATACAATCCATGTACAGAATCAATTAATGTTGATCCTATTAAATCATCCATAGGAAGTTCAAAATATTTAAAATTAGCAAAGCTATTAATAAAAGATAGACTAGCTAATAATTCAGCCTCTGTAAGTGGTATACAGGTTTTCTTTCTCTGTAGATGAGCTCTAGTATTAACTAAATACATATAATCATCTGGGAGCACTGCACTGTCCGACCAAGTAGTACTATTTACAACTCCTTTATAATTAGTTGCAAGAGATGCTTCTTTAATAAGAGTTCTAATATCGTCAATACGCTTTTGACCTTGTTCAAAACCTTTCTGATATTTATTACCTCTACCATATTTAGTATTGATAAATTTATATTGTGCTTGATTTAATTCTAGATCAAGTTCTTGGGGTAATAGCATATCAGCTTGGAATGAATTGATCTTATCCACCCCTTGCTGAATTGCTAAATGCATTTCTCCTACATTCATATTATAGTGCTAGTTCTTTTAGTTTAGCTCTCATTATAGTTAATTGTCCAGAATTCTTTTTATTTTTCATAAAAATTATTGAATCTTCTAGAGTTTCTCCAATCACTTCATCAATAAAGATAACTTGATTACCAATTCTTCTTAGTACTCCAGATGATACCATAGTTTCAATCTCTGCTATCGTTTCTAAGTTCTTATCTGTAGCTACTCTTAAGAATTTCTTAGGGTTTGCGTTCTTAACCCCATATAGATTATTCTCTATTTGATCCCTAGTTAATACATCAGGATTACCATCAGATAAGATTCTTAAAACTCTCTTCATAGCAGTTTCATCAGCAGATAATTTTATAAATTCTCTATCCGCATCTTTTAATACTTGTATTTCATTATTCCTTTTAGAGTCTTCTCTAGAAAGATCCTGAATATAAAATCTTTTATTTGTTGTAACTTCCATTTCCTCTTTAGTTAAGGATACATGAGGGTGTCTTAATGCAAATCTATACTTAATAAAATCTATAGCATTGAGAGGATTTCCGTTTGTATCCGTACCAATTTCTAATTCAACTCCTGTAAATCCTACAGGAATGGATAATTCAGTCCAAAATTTCTTAGTGTGCTTAGGCCACTCTACGTGATCTGGAGCTACATCTAAAATTCCATTTAAATACTTTGCTTCATCTTCAGGGTCAAATGCTTTTAACGGTTGGCGGTTTACAAAAACACTACTGACTTTCATAATTGATTCAGCTTTTACCTCTTGAGGTAAATGATTGTTTAGTTCCTTTCTTCGAAGGAATACTTTTTTACTTTTCATAATAATAGTTCTTTTAAAGTTTAAATTAATCGGATGTAAAGAATAACTCTCCTATAACTATTAACTAAAACTATGGGGGATTGCTCCCCCACAGCCCTAATTAAAAACCAATATATATAGACGCACGTTTGTGCCTTACGCTACACATTGAATATCTAGTGAAGTATCGAAACGTCTCAATACAATACCAGCAGTTTTCAACATGTGTACAGAAGCACCATCCACGTCAGAAGCTCTAGAAGTTCCAGCATCAAATCCTCTAGGCACTACTGATCCTGCAACAGCCCATCTCATCATCTCACGACCTTTCTTAGAGATCATTTGAAGATTATTTTGGCCATCATAGTTAGATTGATCAACGAATACCATTCTGTAAGACTCTAAAGAGTATCCAGTAACTGGGTGTTTCGCTCGTGCTTGTGCAACAGGTCCATGATCAAATAATGGTAATTTAACTACATTTACTGTATGACCATCTACATGCTCATAAGAAGTAAAGTAACCACTCATACCTAGTGATCTCCCGGATCCTGTGATGAATCTATTTTCACCTCCGATTTTCCAGCTATTGCTAGTATTTCCGAAGTGACCTTTTAGAGCTTCATCAAACTCTCTTGCACCACCTGTACCAGTGTACAGTGTTACTTGTTTTGCAGCTGCATCAGTCATTCCATAGAATAAGTCTCCAATAATATTTTTGATCTTAGTCTCTGTTAAAGTAGAATAAGTATCCTTATTGATAATTTGTTCTAAAAGACCAGGACCAACAACAACAGGTTGATTGTTCTCGTCTTTCATGAAAGTTTGTCCAGCAGCATCGTAAGTTTTTTGACCATACCAGTAGTACATTTCACATTCTTCTTTGAAGTTTAACATGTGAGTATACTCTTCATAGTCCATCCATAACTTAGTTTGTTTACCTCCTTTAGTTGGTAAAGTAAACTCAGCTACAAAATCTTTAGCATTACCAGACATATGGTAAGACTTTCTTACAGTACCAATTTTGTTACGTACCTTTCCTGGAGTTTCCCAGTTAGAAGCATTTCCTCTTGAGAAATCAACTCCTACAGGTGCATACATTTGAGCCCATAAAGACCCAATAGATCCCCCAACTGTAATACCAACCCCAGCAGGATCGATTAATTGACAAGTGTAAACCCAGTTGTTTCCAGACTGACTTGGCTCTTGCATGATTCTAGCTTGGTCTCCTACACTATTTACTAGTACGTAAGGAAATACAAACCATTTATCAGGGAATGTTAATACAAAAGTTGCTCCAGCAGCACCCATGGTACCAGCAGTTGCAACCGAAATAGGTCGTGTCTTAAGCGTGTGAGTCTTTACTCTGTATTCATACTCTAATCTATCGATTGACTTAACATTACCAACTCCTTCTGTTAAGAAAGATAGTGGAAAACGTTTATCATCTTTACCTGCTAGATGAGTAATGATAGGAGAAAGCTCAGTTGGCTTAGACATTAAAGCGTTAGACAGACTGTTCATGTCTGTCATTTGTGCATCATTGTAGTAATTTTTCTGCACAGTAATGTTTGTTCCGTTCATTTTTTATTATTTTAAATTTAGTTATATTACAAAAAGCTCGTTATCTGCGAGCGAGTTGTCGAATTAATTAAATGGAAAGATCTAGATCATCAAAATTAACGTTCTTAACATTACGTCTTTTTCTTTTATTAGATTTTAAATCCTCCTCATTGTTTGAAAGTTTATCCCTTAAAGATTGAGCGCTTCGAGTTTTAGCTCGTTTCCCTACAATCTCATCCAGATTAAACCCTTTGTACATAAGATAATCTACAGCCAATTTAACTTCTACTTCTGCTTCTAAATGATCTATGTCCCTTTGGGTTTTACCCCCCTTATCTACAGGTTGAGAAATATAGTTATAGAAACCCCTTTTCTCTCTCTCTGTAATTTTTATACCTGCAAATTCTCTTGAGTCTTTAATTGTATCTGCAATCTCAGACCAGAATTCTGTGTTATGTTGTTCTTGTTCTGCCAGCTCTTGTTTTTGTTTCTGTTGAATCTGTGTTCTATGTTCATTTTGGTATTTAGCCATAGCATCTTTAGCTTGACCTGCTTTACCATAAAGTTTCCCACTGTCCTCATAATCTTCTAAAAGCTCATTTATAAAATCTTGATCATGACCTTTCATATGTAAATAATTACCCAAAACATTTCTTTGAGTATTAGTATCTCCTTCTTTTATCTCTAATAACTCATAATCTCCTTCTGCATGATTAGCCTCTAAGAATGTATTAGACTTACCTCCATTCATAACATACTCTAGATGCTCTTTAACTACAGGATACGCTTCTAATAAATTATCAATTCGTTCGTCAGCTAATTTAGAAGCTACCTCTTGTGTCATTTTTGTTAGACCTTCTGCAGTATCTTCAAACTCATTAGAAGGATCATACCCAAGATTTGAAAGAACTTCATTTACAACTGAAGGGTCGTATACTTCTTCATCATCATCTTCATCCTCTTCGTCATCATCTTCATACTCTTCATCATCTTCATCATCGTCATCGTCCTCTTCATCTTCATCATACTCTTCTTCATCGTCATCATAATCTTCATCATAATCTTCATCTGGTTCTAAGTCTACTTCTAGTTCATCATTTATACTATCATCATCTTCTACTTCATCCTCTATAGGATCTGCTATAGCTAAATCCTCCATTCCTTCTGAGGGGGCTACATCCTGCAGAACGTCATCAAACGAGATGTCGTCAAGCTGGATTTTGTTATTTGGTTCACTCATCTTATATATATATTTATTGGTTTAGGTTACAAAAATACAAATTATATTAGTATTTTTTATACTTCTTAGTTTTTTTACTAGATGCTTTATTATATAGCATTTGTGATTTATTAAACCCACCATGTTTCATTTTTAGTGGTATATTATCTTTTAATCCCTTTTTATATTGCTCTTCAAAATCACCCTTCCCTTGTAAAACTCTCTCTACATAGCCTCTACTTTCCTCATTAAAATGAGATAACCAATTTAAATCATCAGAATATATATCTACTCCTGCTTTCTTTAATTCAGTTAATTTATTAAATGTATTTTTAGGCCCCCAATTATAAGCTATTAAAGCCTTTGCTCTCTTAACTGTCTCAGATCCATTAACCCACTCTCTATCTATTAAATTATTCATGTAATTAATCTGAATTTTCTCAGCTATATCATAAGTTTTAAGATCTTTCATAGTAGTACTTTTAGGAACCCATCCTTTCATTTTAGCATAATCTAAAGTATCAGGCATTATTTGTGCAACACCTGTAGCCCCTTTAGGACTAACAGCATCGTGTTTAAAACTAGATTCTTGGAAACGTTGTCTTCTTAATAATTCCTCGTAAGACATTTGTTCCTTTTGTTTAGGAACTTCATAATTTTTATATCCACCTTTTTGATAAGAAGAATTAAATCCACCTGTTTTCTTTTTTTTATAAAGTCTAGTTTTTTTATTTCCTTTTTGAGTTTCTGAAGTACCACGTGAGAGGTGTTCTCCATATTGTTCTAAGTACTCTTCTTGACTACCTTCAAATATTCTTCTTCCAGCTTGATCCTTTAACCTAACTAACGCTAAACCGTCATCTCCTTTTGGATATGTATGTGTTCCTTGTCCAACTCTTTCAAGTGTAAAATGCTTTCCCTTCCCTAGTTTTAGGGGAATTGCTTTCATAAGTTTCTCTTCCTCCTTTCTTGGTATAGATTGTGTTGATATAGGTTTAATTTTTAAAAGTTTTTGTTTTTTCGCCCACCAAGTTCCATCTCCTCTAAAAATACTTCCTGGTGCCTCTGCTCTTGGATCCTTACCAGATACTTTTATATGTGTCTTTTCTATCTCTGTGTTATCGAACATTGGTTTCTTCTTCTTCTTCTTTTTTCTAATTTTACCTTCAAACCACTCTTCACCTGGCTTTACATCTTCAATAGTTGATGGTACAGCTACCTGTAATGTAGGGTCTGTGTCGTATATCCTAAAGTTAGATGACGATCCTCTGCTAGCATTCTTATAAATATAATAGGTGTAATCACCATGCGTATCATCAGAACCTCTTTTACTAGACACAAGTGTCATTCCTCTATCTAGAGCACTTTTCTCTTTAGTCTCTGTTGTATCTCCATTGGACCCAGAAGTTTCTTGAAATCCTCCTGTTTGTCTTATAGGAAGACCAAAACCTAAAGTAGCTTCTATTCCAGTATTCTTGTTATAACCTACTTTACCAGATAATTTTCCTAGATGACCATATACACCAGCGGTAGTTCCAGTTCCATTCACTAAATCTTGCTTACCATAAATTCCTGCCCCATACTTCCAAGGGTCTCTCCAGTTATAACTATTACCTCCCAGTTCTCCTTCTACTCCTACAGATCCTGTAGCATCAAATGTCTTATTGAACATCATACTTTGTTCATCTCCTTTAAATCTAGTACCTGCACTTAATCCGGCATGACCAGTCATAGGAGAATATGGAAAATGTGAACTATATCCTAGTCCACCCTTAACAGATCCAGATAAATTAGTTTTACTCATACTACCAATAGTCATACCTGCAGATCCATAAAGATTACTAGCTGAGTCTCTATTACCACATGCAGTTTTAACTGATCCACCATTCCACTCTGCATTAGAACACATACTTATTTCAAACGGACTAGAATTGTCTATATACTCTCCTCCCTTTTTATAAGTACCATCTGTACCCAGAGAGGTAGCTCCCCTAGAGGTTCCTGACGCTTGTCCAAATCCTATCTCCATAGAAGAAGCAGAATTCACTAGATGGGGTTTTTTTGAGCCTGTTGAGGGATGAGGTACTTTAGGCCCCGCAGGCGCCGATCCTCCAGTAGAGGCTACTTCTGGTTGTTGTGTAGGTTGTTCTTTAGCAGGCTGAGACTCTTCTTGTATAGCGGCTTCTTCAGCCATTAACTCTTCAGCTTCGTGTATAGCTTCAAATGCAGGTTTATCTACAGATCCATTTAAGGACCCTTTAATTATATCTAATTTTTCTTTTGATGATAAAGGCATTAATCTTTCTTCTTATTAGACTCCGCTTTACTTATCCTAGTAGTTTTTATAGTAGCTTTTATTTTCTCTCTATCAATAGCTTCATCAGCTTTATTAGATCTTATCTCTTCGTTTGCTAATTTTTCTTTTATATCTATTTCCTCTTCTTTAAGTTCAAGCTCTTGCATGCCATGTTGTAAATTCAATTGTGCTCCTTCTTTCTGACCACTTACATGAATTTCTGCAATTTGAATTTTAGTTTGACGCTCTTTTTCATTATCTTCTTTCAACTGCTCCATCTGAGCTTGTTGTTGTTCTAACTGAGCTTGTTGTTGAGCTTGCTCTGCTTCTTGCTGCGCTTGTTCTAATTCTCTTGTTTTTTTCTCAGCTTCTTTTATTTTAGCTTTAATTTGAGGGAAACTATCTGCATCCATCATTTCTGCTATAGCTGAAACTGGTACTCCATTTTGAACCATAGATTGAGACAATTGTCTTATACCATCTATCTTATCTTTTTCTTTACCTGCATCAGTCATAAAGATACCATAATTAGACTCCATGTGCTCCATAGAATCTATATCTAAAAATTCTGTTACACCATCAGGCATCATAAATGCAGTCTTCTTACCTGTATGCCATGCTTGCTTAGAATAATCTAACAACGCTTGCATATCTCTTTGTTCCATTCCTCCAAATTTCTTAAATAAATCTTCAGTTATATGGGATGATTGTACAATAGCTTGTTGAGATGCAGCTTTACCTTCATAACTTCCTATTTGACCTTGTCTTTGTCTAGTAACTCCAGATAGTTTTTCCCATTCTTCTACTATAGAATTCAATAACATTATGTATTGTTCAATAGTTTTAATAGACATATCTAATACAGACTGATGTTGAGGTGATAGTTGAGTACCTTCTTTATTATAATCTACCCAAGCAATACCTGTACCTTCTACAAAATACATAAACTTATCCATATCCCATTTCTTAGGTATCATGTTAATATCAAACTGAGCTACAATATCTTTAGATCTAGCTATAGCCAGTTCTAATCGATACTTATAAATATTATAATTTATTTGGAATGGTATACCTAAAGATACTAATGAAATATTTTCACTATTTATATCTGAGTATCTTCTACCATTAATTGGTAATTTACATATCGATGGATTATCTAAAGAATTTCTTTGGTTAATTATAGGTTGTATATTTACATATACTTTATTATCTATCCTAGTTCCTTCCCAAACTTGATTAACCCATAACCATTCTATAACACCTCCAGCTTCTTTCATCTCTTGAGGCATTCTAAAGCCATCTTCCACTTCTTCTTCTATAGGCTCTCCTGTATTAGGATCTGTAAAAGCTAAGAACCCTATTCTTTTTCTAGACTTCCAATATACTGTTACTACTTCTATTAATCTTGAATCTTGAGCATTTCGACCTCCTGCTGATGTCATTGAAGCTAAGAATCCAATATCACTACCGCTATGGGTAGGTGACTCTAACTCTAGCATTTCTGAATCAGTTAGAACATCAAAGTAATGATCTATTAATGTACTTGCATGTACATACTTAGTAATAGAAGCCCAGTCTCCATCTTCTACATAATCTAAATCTGGATCTAAATCATAGTTTACATTAAGAGGATTAAGAACCTCATAAAACGGTTCATTATGTCTAACTCCTCTTTGAGTATAACATTCTCCAGAAACTAAATAATGAAACCAAGCTTTATCTAATTTTTGCTTTATTTCTTGCTGACTAGTTATATAAGTCATAGCATGTTGCCCCATAACAGCTCTGTTATCTACATAAGTAGATTCAAATAAGTTTGCTACATGCTCCGGCATATCTACTTCTTCCGTCGATACTCCTGTATCAATTCCTGCTTTGTTAGCAGCATTTACAAATTGTTGTTGTAGATTTCTATAAATGGTTTCTGTCTTAGCCATTTCTTTTCTACTTACAGTATCAGCATTTTGAACTGCTACAGTATAGTTAAAAGGCCTCTTAGTTTTTTCTCCCATTAATAAATCTATAATAGGTTTAATAATTGGGTAATTTCTAAGCTCTGAAGGAAAGTTTTTACGACTCTTACCGTAAGGTTTTAATACTAAGTTATAATCACTAGTATCTACAACTCCGTTGTACATATCATATAACCTTTGAAGGTCATCTTTTCTAGAAGATAATGTATAACCATTTCCTGATAGATTAATATAAGCCTCAACACAAGCTTCTCGCCATTCTTTATTTTTTTTGTTTATAGACAGTTTCTGTCTTGGTATTCCCTCGTATCCCATAGCTTACAAAATTAACATTATTTATTTAATATTTTACCATCATGACACATTATACTTATTAGTTTATAATATATCATTAATTATACATCCTACTAAACCATTCATTCGATGATCCGTCTTCTAGTATATCTTTAATTTCAGCATTATACAACTCTTTCGTATGGAACATTCCAATCATTAACGACATAACCCTGTCAAAGTTACCTTTATGATTAAATTTTATTAGTTCAGTTAATAGAGCTGGATCATATATCTTATGTAAATTTAAGGATGTAAATCCATCTTCATCTTTTCCTCTAGGTGCTACAAGCCAATCCCTAATATATAATTCCCCTTGTCTTTTTCTAGCCTCCGTCATATGCATTCCATACTGACGTTTTACAGTTTTAGATCTTAATTCTCTCTTATCCAACATCTCGAACTCTTCTTGAAGTTTATGTAGTTTTCTATGACGCTTAGCATAAGCAATAACCTCTCCCCTGTCATTCTCAAATCCTATTTTACACCCATAATAATCTGCTAACATAAATAGATTTCGATTATACTCATCAGTAGTCTTAGGTCTACCTACATAACTAGCTACTATAATATCATCAGGTTTAGATAAATTGTTTGTCATCTTAAGTACATACGCACTACCTAATGAAGTACTATCTGCAGATTGATTTTGTCCATAAGGATCATGACACAATACATATAAATTTAGTGGTACTTGCCCAGCTTGATTTCTATAAGGAGCTTCGTATATCATAATTGTACCAGCTAAAGCATCATCTTTTCTATGAGGATATTTTAAGATAGGTCTATTATCTCCGTTAAGTCTAAATTTAACTTGTCCTTTAGAATCATATAATAGATCTCCTGCTGTACCAACACTATGCAAATTATTAGCTTTTATTTTATTATATTGTTCTTGTAAAGATCCTATGTCAAATAAATTAGCTGTTACTTGTAGAGTAGCCTCTTGAGGAGAGTAAGGATGCTCAGCTACATATTGATCTAATGATTTATGATCTGCCGCTCCTTTCTTCTTTTCTCTAGCCCCTTCTTCATACTCTCTTGCTTCTACCATTAAAGAGTTTCCTTGTTCATCTATAAACCCGTCTAAGTTTCTCTGTATAGGAATAAAATACCCACACTTAGTTCCCATCGCTCCTTCATCCCATTCATTTTCATATTCCATACAATCATATGCTGCTGGATTATAAAATATCTCTTCCATAGCTTCAAAATCTGACCCTTCAGTACCACCTGTACCAAAAGCTACCATCATACCTAAAGTCTTAGATCCTTGACGCATTGTAGGCATAGTTACCTCCCAAGCTTTAAGGAGTCCAGGGAATGAACCAGCTTCTTCAAAGAATACTAACTCACCCGCCTTTCCCCTCACTTTATCTGGATTATCTTTTAACGATACTCCTATTATCTGGGACTTCATACCCATTTCTATATCTACACCATTTACTTTTTTCTTATACCCTGACATCTTAGACATCTCTCTATCTCTTAGCCGAGGCTGTGCCCAAGCTGTATGATCATCTATAAAAGATAAAAACTCCCAAGCCTTTGATAGCAGTCCATCCCCAATTAGGTATTCTTTCTGCCCTGCAAATACAAAGTTCTTAGAGTTTCTAACAAAAAAGTAATTTCTAGCAAGCATAGCTCCGGCTTTATAGGAGTACCCCTTACGACGAGCTTTTAAAACAATCATATGTTTATTATCCGCTCTTGCTTTATCTATCTCATGAAAATATAAATAATCACCATCATAGAATGCCGGGAATGTTCTTTCACGTCTAGCCTGCATAGTCCCATCAGGAAGCATCTCATCTATAGCCCTGTCTATAGGGCAATAGTTTAAATAGAAGTAGTGGAATCCTGTTATAGTTAATTCATCTACAGTATATCCATATAAACACCTTTTCTTTTCTGTGTCCCAAAAATCAAAGTAATCTTTAGTTCCAGGTATAGATTGTGTATATGCACCAGTCTTTAAAAAGTTTAAAGCAGCTGCTCTAACTCTATCCGTGTTGTTTAATCGCATTCTTTTCTTTTATCTTTACTAACTCAGCACATTTCTCGTACTCTTCAGTACTTGAAAAATGATCAATAACCACATCTATAAGTGCGTTTGAAAACTCCTCTGTCAAGAAAGGATTGAAAGGTAATGGTAATATATCCTCTTCCTCTTCGCTCTCATCAAATTCTATGAACATATCATCGACACTTAATTTTCCGGTTATTAAATTATATGCATTATCCATTGCACTGTTGTAAAGTTCTATTTCTTCTAAAAAATCCATTTCATTTATTGGTTTTCTGGAAGGTCTGAGGGAGTGTTCCATTTACCAGCTATAGTAGGTTTTAGCTCCATACTTCCTTTTAATATCCAAAAGTTACAAATATATTTATCATTACTTTCTGGTATATGTCCTTTATGTAAATGTGTCCAACCTGATGGGAATATAACTACTTTACCCTTTTTTGGTTTTACTTTTACACCTTGATGATAGAATTCAGTTTCACCTCCTTTGTCTACATCTGCTAAATAAAACATTAACACAAAATCTCTATAAACCGTAGGTTCAGTATTACCTTTATCTTCGTGGAATCCATGGTAACCCTGCTTTCCTTTATTATATTTTTTCATCACTATTGATAGAGGCCAGTGTGAGTATGTCTTATAAAATTCTTCTAGTATCTCCTCATCATCTTTATCTAAAACATCTATCATATCTTGTGATGTAGGGTAGTCTTTCAGATACTTTATTAGCGATTGATCTAACTGCTCAGATAACATTGGTAGTATAGTCTTGTGTATATAATCCTCGTCTCCTCCAAACTCTCCAAGAATATTAAAGTCCAAACTATCTTTTATGGCTCTATCTATCGTTCCATTAGCCCCTATCTGACCTTGTAGCTGAAAGTTTTCCTTAGAATCCATATAGTCTTTAAGTGCGTCTACTACTTCATCCGATATAGCATTCTCATATTCTCCTATCATATTTCTCATTTTTATATTTAACATTACATATTATATTTATTAACCTCTACTCCACCCCTATTAGTATTAGCAGCTTGCTCTTCTCTTTTTACTATATCTTCTAATTTTGTTAACCCATCTACTACTTTACCCATCTTCTCTAAGTTAGAGATAAGATCTTTAGCAGAGTAAATTGGTTTACCTCTATCATCCATTGAGTGTAAATCTACAAATCTAAAATATTTTTCCAGTTTTACTATAGATTCTCTAGCTGCTTTTAATAACCTTACAGCTGAGGTTTCTATTAATTTATCATACTTACCGCATGCAGCCATTACTTTAGTTGATGCTGTCCATTTATCTTCTTCTCCAAAGATACTATTTTTTACTTCAATAAGACGTTGTTCCCACTCATAAACAGAATATGGAGATCTATGGTCTACCATAAAATAAACAAAAGAAAGTTCATTAGTAGTTAACCCTTTGAATTCCAGTATAGTAAGAGCATACGCAGTAGGTATAGCTTTTTTACCATCCTTTATATATATTAAATCATCAGTTAATTTCATTATTTATATTTTAATATTTTCTAATTCTTTTAGCATTGCCCCATAATCACTACCTGGATCCCATAAAGTAGGGGTAAAAAATGCTGTATAGTAGGGTAATTCTTCTTCGTCTATAACAACAGCATCTATGATTGCAAAAGGATCACTATGCTTTATATGTTTTATAGTAGCTAGTCTATGTCGTCCATCTAAAGGAATATAATAGACCTTATCTGCTAAGAGTTGTAAAAAGGGCAGGTCAAGTATGGCGGAAGAGTTTTCTATATCTCTTATTTTCATAAGTATAATAGGATGATCTAATCCTTTCTTTAGAATACTTTTTTTTAAAAGGCCCCATTCAAATTGTGTACCTTTTTTATCTGAGTTTTGATCATTTATATCAAATGTTAAGTAACAATTAATCTCTGATACCCTTATACTCTTTATCTCTCTTTTATAAGTAGATTGAAATATAGTTTTTAATCCTTTTTTTATATTGTTTAAATACCAATCTATTTTAATAAAGAATCTTTTTTTCTTACAACGCTTACAAGCACAGAATGTTCTACAAGTTTGATGATGGTTACATGCCATTTTTTAATTTATTTATATGTTTAACTCTATTAGGATTAACAGAAAATCTACCAAAATATGGTAAACGCACTGCTTCAAAGTTACCTTCTTTCATAACTTTGGCTACGTACTTAAACTGATAATCTACTATTTCTTTCACTTTGCTTAATGGTAAATTATACTTATTAGCTAATTTATATATTGCTAGGTCCTTGTCCATTCTGTGTATATTCAGGGGTTTGAGGATGCCATCTTTGAGGTGTATCAGGACATTTGGTATTTTTCCACTTAGCTTTATGCTCTACCATACATCCACATAAATTACATCTCATATGCTCTCTATTTAAATGCTCGCAAGTATTACATGCGTCTAATCGCTGTCTATAATCTCCTATAGACACGTTTTTAGCTCCACTCTTAAGATACACTGCAAAATCTTTAATAAAAGATGCTATCATTGCCATCATGGATGGAGGTTTAACATACTTATCGTCTTTTTTCTTTTTATCCATTGTAATTTATTTTAATAGTTATTAACTCCCCCTGTGGGTCTTGAACAATCATTAGTTCATACTCATCTATATCAAAGTACGTTACTACTATACCTAATGCTGAGGCTATATCTTCCACTATTTTTTAATATTTATAATTATCTGTTCTGTATTAGGTTCTAACATATGTGATAATAGATAAGAATTATCTATTTTTTTAACTACACCTTTATCTTTAAATCTCTTTACATAGTTATTTAAAGTGTTAGGATCTTTAATCTCTAACAATAAAGCTACGGCTTTCTTATTTTCTATACTACATAAGTTAGATGTCTTTAAATCCTTATTAACATCTATAAAATAAGCTAGGATAGTTAATTCTTTCTCTGTTAGATTAAAAATACCGTTCCATAATTGCAAATACTTATAAGTGGTATTAGCTTTTATTGTTACGCTTTTCTTTTTCATCTTCTAAAATTTTAATCAGGGCATTCTTATTATGTAAAGGACGTGCATTCTTTCCTCTATGTAAACTCATAGCATAATACTCTGATGGTTTATATATTTGTTTTACTTCTCTTATTCTACCTTTCTTGGTGTATTTCACAATCCAACGTATGTCTAAGCAGTTGTCTGTCTTCTTTAAATGTTGTAAATAAGTCATATTGTAAATTTTTTATGTGAATTTCCTGTTACTAAACATAAATAGTCCTGTTCCGTAGTGTATATACGTCTTCTACACTCTTTATTATGGAAGCCTAGTCGATGTTTAAGACGCCTGAATAGGAGTATATAAAACAATGCTTTGTAATAATGTTTATTTTTTAATATCATCATTCTTAAATTTTATTTGTGCTCTACCATTAATAAATTCTATAGAAGATGTATTAGACTGCTTGTTAAAAGAGTCTATATGGTGTTCTATATCTGTTTGATTACAGATAAATGATAAGAATACTTGTAATTCTTTAGCAGCTACTGTTAAATTCTCTAGTTTGTCTTTGAAAATTATATTACTGTCAATGAATGCGTGGTAATCTTCTATAGATATAGTGACACTTCCTTTTACCACTTACCTAATAATTGATGTTCTCCTACTAATAACATATCTGTCTCATCTATCCTACATTTTACAGCTTCTGTTCTAGGGTCTATCATAACAGTATCTCCAACTTTGCAAAATGTGCATGATGGACCTACCGCTAAAACCTCTAGTATATTCGAACGTTTAGCGTTCTGCATAGAAGTAGCTTCATCTAAGATGATACCTGATTCTGTTTCTGTGATTGTTGGGTCTGGAAGTACTACCCAATGATTGTTTGGCTTGAATTTCATAATCTATATATTTTGTTTGTGCAAATATATAAATAATTCTTTTATAATACCAAATATTTTTATACTTATTTTTTCCGGTAAGTAGGTTCTGTCCTAATTAGGTTAGGGAATCCTTGAAATGATTCATCTTCTTCCTTCATGTATTCACCACATTTGCATAAAGCTTCTTTAATACGGACTTTACCTTCTATTACTACCATATTAACTCTCTGAAGTTCTTTTGTCTCTTTACACGTACATATATACTTTGTCATATTTCTAAATTGGATATAGTTCACCCCCTTGTGGCGTTCGTTTCAAGTGTGAATTTCCTTCTGACAGTGCTCCTCTTTTCAGGGGGGACCCATGGATAGTGATCTTGATGTTAATTCACCGCACGTACCTGTGTGCATTCTATCCAAATCAGAGTTTATATCTTACTCTTTTCCAATTACCGGAGAAAATCTCGTTCTTATTTAGAACTACCAATCCGATGTCTAGTCCCATTTTTGGTTACCAAGGGACGATAATATTGGACTGCAAAGATATAAAAAATACCCAATAAAAAAATAAAAGACGGAAAAAATTTAAGGGATTGTTATCGAACGTGTGAACCTCCTCAAAACAAGACCCCCATTGTTCTCTAGCGTTCGGATACCCCGACCGTTAATCAAACTAAAATTAGAGTAATTATGGAAAAGATATTTGAGGTAGTAGTGTATAAAGAGTGGATCAAGATCGTTATCACTTCACTTGATGGTCAAGATGTCGTTGACATCAGTAGTGAGTGGTTTCCAATCGATGGTCCTACGGCCATACGCTTGTTAAAAGGGGATAAATAATCCCCTTTTTGTTTTCCTCTTGATGTGTTTGTGTTTACATCAACCAAGCCTTACACGCACTATAACACACCATTTGACAATCAACTAGAATAATAACATAAGATAATATAACACTACTCTCTTTAAATGTAGAGGTAATTCCATCTTGAATGGTAATACATGAATTGGACGACAATCCATTAAACTGTAGTTGTTATTTAACTAAAGTAGCTCAAACTTTGTGTGTAATTCATCTAATTGAATACATAGACCAAGTAGTTACTTAACAACAAACTCTATTGATAAATGATTACTGATTAAGCTTTATGCTAAAGGTAACGGTAGAGTATGTTGTTTACAATATTGATAGTAGGTCACCTAGTATAGCTACGGGTGCTTAAAAGGAAGTGTAGTAAGATTAATTATCTTGCTCGGCAGACGTGTCTCCTACTTCAACAACATATCAAGGATAGCTGAATAGAAACGTAATCTCATTCAGACAGGTGGGGAATATCACAAGTTAGAATATACAGCGCGAAGGTGTGTTAGTAACTTGGATTATTTACAATGATCACCCACCTGGACCTTGAATATAAATTAATAACAACACCTAACATAAATAACATTAAAAGACATGAAAAACAAACCACAAGAGTTCAAGATTACATTAGAAGATGTACTTGATATAATGATGGAACACGGAATAGTAGCAGGCTTACAACTAGAAAGAATAAGAGTTAAAGCAGTAGTAAGAGTTGCTGAACAAACAGCTTATGATAGAGGTTGGATAGATAGTAGATTCTAATCATGATATATGATGAAGATGATAACATAATATCAGTTGATATGTATGTTAACCAAAGAAACTTTAACGATGTAGATTCAACAGATGATGTTGAATGTTACATTACACGCTATGATCAACCAAAAATTGATTATTATACAGAGAGTTCATACACTAAGAATGACGATGATAATTCGTACTTAGTATTTGATATAAAGAATTAGAAAGGACGTAATTTCGTCGTATTCCTAAGCAGGAAGACAAACTGCTTTTATATAACAAACGGAGATTTGCAAGTCTCCTTAGAGTAAGAACTGTCGCTAATACTTGTGCTAACAAGGGTAGACAGTAATATGTAGTCATCCAGACGAATATATGTGAACTAATGTTCATGTATCACTAACTTAACAGTTGGACATATTAAGAGGACAAAAACTAACTAAAACAATAATCTATTGTTAGTATGACATTAAACTATCTATGAGGTCACGCCTTTGACTGATGATAGTATGCTGTAGCTTATAGTGAGCTATTCAATGTAATTATAACATCCGAGTGGACTAGTAATTATAAGAGTATATCGGGAGATGTATAGTAGATGTCGAGATAACTGGTGTAAAAACCAATGGTTGTACCTCTGGGACTGATAATCCCCTTACTTGTGTTTAATGCAGCAATACTGGTCACAAGCCCAGTTGAGAAATGCAGAGTGAACACAAACAATTTATTAATTAAAAATTAGACAAATGTCAGAATTTACAGAAATGAACAGCAGGATATTAGCAAAGAACTTGGAAATAACTAAGTTAACAAAACATTTAGATGATGTATCTGCTCAATTAATAGATGCTCAAGACAAACTAGATAATCTTCATCCAGTTTGGATGATAGATGTAATTTTAGAAATAACGACAGCAATAGATAATACTGGAGATATGATCTGGAATGAAGAACAAAGATATGAACTACTCCAAAAGATAACCAAAATAGGACAACATTTATCATCTAACAATAGTATTCAAAGTCATAGACGTATTAAAAGATGACAAATAAACGAGGAAATTCAGTAGGTATAGCTGTTTGGATACTTATAGTTATATTTATAACTATAATGCTGAGCTCATGTAGTAGTATGAGGTTAACAAGTGCAGAACAACTGCACAGAGCTGAAATTGATAAACAATTAAATACTCTATGGACTGAGTATAGCTTCAAAGTTGATTCACTATCTATTGAGTACTATAATACAAAATAATCCCACGATATAAGACGGAAAGGCTTGAGCCTGATGACTAATACTCGACGCATTCAGGAGGATTATAAGTGTAAAACATGGATTACGACAATAATAAATGTAATAACACTTAAAATATATAAAATGACAATTAGATTACGTAACAAGAAAATATGTACAAGACACATGAGCTTAACTAACCTAACTAGAGTATTAAATGCTATAGAATGGGAAATAGTAAAAGCATCAGATTCATCTAGAGAAAGTATGTTAAAATTTATAAGACTAATACTAAATAAGAAAATAACTAGACTTATAAATAAACTAGAAACAGCAAATTAGACAAGGTTGATGATATACCTTTATTAAATCATCAAAAAAACAATTAAACAACATTATGGGACAAAACACAATTAACAGTGGATCTATTGATACACTAAAGAAAGGAGACACTTTACTAGTAAATGCTAGAAAAGTAAACAATGACAAATTACACTTAGAATTTGCAGAAATTATCAACGCTACTACTAAGCCAATGAGTGCTTTAGGGTTACTTAATAAATCAGATGAAAGATTTAGTTCAAGTGCTAGAAGATGTTGGCTAACTGCTGAACCTGCTGATGCAACTGATGTATTTGGTATAGAATTTGACGCTACTGCTGGATGGGAAATGACTCCAAAAGGAGAAGTATTAGAATTAAATATACTAAATCCAGATCATTTAGGAGAAAGATTCAGAGTTATAGTACAAGAAACTACAGAGCCAACTAAATGGCAAGCTGATAATTTAAGTAAGGCTGCTAAGAGAAAAGGTAAAGACGGTGGTTTCATAACTAATAATGGAGATTATATCTTCAGTAATACTGATGTAATTCAAACTAATGGAGATACTAATGAACTTCACACATGGTTACAGCCTGACTCTCAAGTAATAGAAGCAGAAAATGCTCAAGCACTTGAAGTAGAAGAGTTTGATACAAGTACAATGCTATAAAATAGCATTTAATTAAGCAAGGGTGGGAGTTTACTCTAATTCTCTCACTCTTGTTTTATTTAATATATAAATATGAAATTAATAGAAACAGGTAAAACATACACATTTGATGAAGAAGGTTATCTTATAGCAGATAATAGTGATCTACTTATAGAAACAAAATGGTTAGACGCTATTAGTTACTTCGTAAGTATTTATAATAAAGATTATATTCACAGTATATATGTAAGAGGTTCGGTTTGTCTCGGCGAAGCCGTAGAGAATATTTCTGATCTAGATATAATTATAGTTTATAGAGAAAAAAGGTTTCTAGATGATTTAAATTCTGATGAACTTGTAGAACCATTTGACGAATATAACAAAGAAGTTAATAGTATTATGACGGATAAATATCCATTCATAAAATATCTAGATTTTACTTTTGTAACCCCTGAACTTACTGGCTTTGATATACTTATGATTAAGCATTTAAGTACATGTGTGTATGGTAATAGTTTAATACCTCACTTGAGGAGATCTAAGAAATCAGAGATAGCCAAAATGAGGCTAAATTATAAACAATTCCGTACACATTTTGATTATATGCTTGCAGACTTTATAAGCCCAAGAAATATTGCAGCAAATTTACTTAGAATATCTTTTATTTTATTACATAAAACAGTTAAGACTGATATATGGACAAGAGATATATATCAATGTTATAAACACTGTTTAGAAGTATATCCAGAACAAAATGAAGGTTTAAAAAGTATATTACACGTGATAATAGAAAGTAAAACGTACAGAAATACTAAAACTTTATTTATAAACTATGAAGCATGGTTACACAGTGAACTACTAAAACATAAAATAATAGATGAATAAACAACAAATATTGTTTCCTATGGGAAATAAGGAAGAAGAAACAGGTCACACACTTATACTTCCTAAAATAATTAAGAATGTCTCAGGATTTGAGATGCAATTTGGGATGAAACAACCAACTATGAATTCAGCAATGAAATCAAAGAGTGGTCTTGAACCCGTAAAATTAAACTATGGAAAACAATAATATATATTTAGTTAATGATAACTTACAAAGAAATGACTTCAACCATGCAACCATGGAAGAAGTTGTTTCTTATTGTGAGTCTAAAGAAATACTAGGAGTTGATACTGAGACCACTGGTCTTGATTATACAAACGATTATGTCACCTTATTTCAGATAGGAGATAAAGATAAACAATTCCTTATAGATACAAGAGAAGAAGCACCCGAGGGTTATTATGCTATGAGTCATTTAAAAGATATACTAGAGAGTAAGACTATCGTTAAGATATTTCACAATGCTAAATTTGATGTTAATTTTATTAGATCTAGTTTTAATATAGTATGTGAGAATGTTTATGATACTATGTTAGCAGAGAAAATACTAACATGTGGGACAGGGAAGTCCGTTTCACTATTGAATACCTTAGATAGAAATCTAAAGATTCAAATGGATAAAACTCAACAATCGAGTTTCGTGGGACACAAGGGGGACTTCACTGTGCCTCAGTTGGTTTATGGAGCTAAGGATGTTGAGTATTTAATATCTATAAAAGACAAACAAGATATATTATCTACTGAATATAAATTAGATAATGTTATTAAACTAGAGAATGATGTTGTGTTAGCATTTGCTGATATAGAATACAATGGCCTTGATCTTGATAAAAAAGCTTGGAGAGGATTAGCAGATAATGCTCTTATAAAAGCTGAAGAGTGTGAGGTAGAGCTGGATGAGTATATATTAACTGATGATAGATTAGAAAGATTTATACCTGTATGGGTACAAGCTGACTTATTCACTGATACATCTACTATGAGAAAAGTAGACATTAAATGGACAAGCCCTAAGCAAGTATTATCAGTGTTTCAACAATTGATACCTAAGCTTGAGAATGTGAATGGTAAAGACATGATCAAATACAAGAATAAGTTTGACATGATAAATACATACATATCATATAAAGAGCAAATGAAAATATACTCCTCTTATGGAGAGAAATTCATAAATAGCTTAAAGTCTGATGGTAGAGTACATACAAGCTTCAATCAAATATTAGATACAGGTAGAGTTAGCTCTTCTCGTCCTAATATGCAACAGATACCAGCGGACAATGCGTTCAGAAACTGCTTCATAGCACCTGATGGTTGGAAGTTTGTATCAGCTGATTATAATTCACAAGAACTAAATGTTATAGCATTTGGATCACAAGATCCAGTGTGGTTACAAGCATTAAAAGACGGACAAGACTTGCATAGTACATGTGCTGAGTTAGTATATGGTGATGAATGGTATGAACTAGCTGATTTTGAATGTGCATATTATGTAAATAACGCTAAACAAAAATGTAACTGTAAAGAGCACAAGAGGCTAAGAACTAATGTTAAGACAATTAACTTTGGTCTTGCTTATGGTATGGGAGCTAACAAACTAGCTGATACTCTACAAATAGATAAGCAAGAAGCAGAAAAATTGATTGAAGATTACTTCACTGCGTTCCCGGCTATTCAAGGGTTCTTGGAGAAATTAGGTAACTTTGGTAAGCAATTTGGATATATTAAAACATTCCCTCCTTACAACAGGCGTCGATGGTTTAGTGGTTGGTACGCTAAGATGTACAACTCAAGAGAGAATATGCAAGAGCTTAGTAGTATTGAACGTGCTAGTAAAAACACACCTATACAAGGTGCTAGTGCAGACATGACTAAGCGTGCTTTAACGTTAATGCGTAATCATATACGTGCATTTAATGTGCCGGTTAAACTAGTAATGACTGTTCATGATCAAATAGATACTATATGTAAAGAAGGTTATGTATCTCAATGGAAACTTGACATGAAAGGATTTATGGAAGAGGCTGCATTAGAAATAGTAACAAATGGCCTACTGGAAGCTGAAGTAACTGTAGCTGACTGTTGGGAGAAATAAGTATTACGAAGGGGTGAGCACCTAGGCAATAATGCCATTAACGGTTAATACACGCTCACCCTGGAGTAAAAATGAGCCAAATAGAAATGCTAATCGGATCACATGCAAATACATATAATGGAGGTCAAATCAACTACTAAAGAATGTAAATGCATATAATATGTCCAGTTTTTTAACGAATAAACTGGACATATGTGTACCAAATTGGTACACAACAGAAGTGTAACTTATATGAAACAAAACAAGGTAAAATGTAACTTAGATGAAACATTAACAAACTAAAACAATAGATATGAAAAAGAGACATCATGTAGCCATACAAATGGAAGAAGAACAGCAGTGGGCAAAGGATAATGGTCCTATTGTAAAGACTGCAGATGAACTATGGAAATATAGTGGAGAGACAGAGCCCACTGATTTTGACGCAGTAGAAAGTACTGAATACGCTAATCATTTCAAGTTCTTCAAGAAAACCGTTAAAGGAAAAGACTTAACTGTATTTTTAAGTAAACGAGATAGTGTTATAATAGATTACTTTTATAGAAATCATAACCAAACTATGGAACAGATGTCACAAGACATTAATATCAGTGTAACGGTTATAAGAAAAACTATGGAAAAGTATCTTAAATTAAAGAGAAATAATGGAGATACATAAAACAAAAGATATAGAACAAAGAAAAGCTCTGAATAACTGGGTAATTAACAATTATCATGGTAGTATTATAGCTGGGACTGGTTTTGGCAAATCGAGGTGTGGTGTTATGGCTGCTAATCATGTGCTTAACAATCTTAATGGCGATAAGGTTCTTGTATTAGTTCCAACTATACAGCTACAAGATCAGTTTACTGAAGAATTCTCTAAGTGGGAATGTGAAGACTGTTTAGATAGAATAGAAGTAATGTGCTATCAATCAGCATGGAAGCTGAGAGATAAACAGTATGATTTAGTTATATGTGATGAGATACATTTAGGCTTGTCTGAGAAGTATAGACAGTTCTTTAAGTATAATATATATGATAGAATATTATGTATGACAGCTACACTACCTGAAGAACCTAGATACAAAATAGAATTACATAAAATAGCACCTGTAGTCTATGAGATAAGTTTAGATGAGTGTGTAGCACAAGGATTAGTGGCTCCTTATGAGATCAATTGTATACCTATTGAGTTAACACCAGAAGAGAGGCTAAGCTATCAAAAGATAAACCGTGAGTTTGTAGAGCATAAAATGGCTTTAGAACCTGATGCATTTAACTTTGCTAAGACAGCGCTTACTAGTCCTAATGTAAGCTACGAGCTTAAGAAGCATGCCGCTGGCTTCTATAAGACTATTAGAGAACGCAAGAGTATAGTGGATAAGGCTCATAATAAAATAGAAATGTTTAAAGATCTTGTATACAATAATTTAGACAAGAAGATAATAACGTTTGGAGGATTAAATGAGTTCACAGATACTTTAGCAGCAAGTGTGTCTCCATTGGCAGAGGTATACCACAGTAAGATACCTAAGAAGAAAAGACTCAATGCATTAAAGAGATTTAAGAATGATGAAGTAAATGTATTGTGTTCTACTAAAGCTCTTAATCAAGGATTCGATATACCTAATGCAAGTCTAGGTATAGTGTGTGGGCTTACGTCTAAAGCACTATCTATGATACAGCGTGTTGGTAGGCTTATAAGATGGGAAGAAGGTAAGATAGGTAAGGTTTATGTATTGTATGTAGTAGACAGCCAAGAGGAAAAGTGGCTTAAGAATGCAGTATGGGATCTTAATGGTGTAAAATGGTTATAAATAAAAATTAAATAAATAATAGTTAGTATGAATAAAATTAGTATATTTGCAGTAATGTTTAGTTCAGTTATAAAAGAAACCTTTATACTATGGAAATAAAAATAGATTTTGAAGTACTCAAGGAGACCCAGATGTCTGCTGATGATTTCACCTATCTATATATCATCTATAGAAAAGGTTTTGGTTATTTGAACAGCCTTAATTTAAAACCAAATTTAGTAGAATTGCAAAAGAATAGTTATGTTAAGATCGGTGACTCACCTCAAACTCATGTAGTTAGGCAAGAGTTCATCGATCTTTTCGTAGCTGATTTTGATGCTATGTTTACTGAATTGGTAGGTACATATCCATTCAAAGTAAATGCCCCAGGCAGGGGTGTTCGTGTATTACACTCACTAGATCCGGACGCTAAATCTAATCAGAAAGCCAAGGAAAAGTACAAACGAGTAATCAATGACAATGCCCATAGACATAGGTATATCATGAAGTGCTTGGACAAACAATTGGTAGTTGATAAGCATAATCTAGGGTACTTACAAAACCTAGAAGTGTGGATTAACAATCATACATGGGAGAAATACGAAGACTTAAACGAACAAAATCAAACAGAAAATGGAGAAAAAGGGCAAAGACCAAGAATTACGAGAACTCTTTAAAGACAGAGGGTTTTCCAGCATAAAACAATCAGTAGAAACTTCAGTAAATGAAGTAAGAACAGGAATGTTAGGTAATAGAAAAGTATTACCAACTAAATGGAAACGTCTTAATACTAACTTGCTAGGTGGTTTACAACCTGGTAAAATGTATGTGATTGCAGGACGTCCAGGGGTTGGTAAATCAGCTTTTAGTAATCAAATGATATTTGATTTATTAGATAATAATACAACTAAAAAGATTATAGTATTATACTGGAGCTTTGAAATGCCTGGCCATCAACAGATACTAAGGGCAGGATCTAAAGATGTTAAGAAACAAGTCTTAGATTTATTGTCAGTAGAGAAGAAATTAACTGAAAGTGAATATGAACTATATAAAGAGAAAGTCTCTGTATATAAAAAGTATCCAATCTTATTCAATAATATACCTAGAACTATAGACTATATTAAAGATACATGCGTAGAGATGACTTCAGCATTACCTGATAGAATGATAATCAATGTGTTTGATCACAGTAGATTAGTAGCAGGTAAGGCGGATAATGAACTACAAAAGTTAGATAAATTATCTAAAGGATGTATGTGGATGCAAGCTAAAATGGGAGTTGTTAATATACTCTTATCACAGCTTAACCGTAATATAGAACAAGAACATAGAGCTAAAGCTCAGTACCAACCACTGTTAACAGATTTATTTGGTGGTGATAGTATTGGACAAGATGCGCATGTTGTTATGATGTTACAAAGACCATATGATTTGTATGGTATAACTGATTTATATTGTCAACAAGATCCTGTTGGGCTACTAGCAGTACATATTGAAAAGAACCGAGATGGTTTACTAGGTATGATACCGTTTGAAGCTGACATGAGTACGTTTACAATTAATGAAAGAAAAAAATAAAATGGACGAACATAAATTAAAAATTATTAATATCTGTAAAAATCTAACAATGTCTATAAAAAATGCAAAGAAAAGACATTCTCTAGAAGGTATTAGCGGACTGAGTACAAATCCTTCTGCTTCTGCTTCAGGATTACTGGTAAAATTAAAGCATTTAATGAAAGAGAATAACTTAACACAAGAAGATTTAAAATGATAGAATTTATAATAATACTGATACTAGGTATAACTGTTGGTATATACATAGCTAGCCAAGTAGAGAAAGATATAGATAAGAGAACAGGATCTGACTATGATAAAGATCTAGTTGAACCTGAATTTGCTAAAAGGAAAGGTTTTAAGTATACTCAAAACGAAAAATTAATTAATAACATGAATAAAATTAAAACTAATGGAGCTACCAACAAAAAAGGTTAAAGCGAGCCGTAAATCGCCTAAGAATATGATAATATACGGAGCTCCAAAAATTGGTAAGACCTCCGTATTAGCAGAACTTGATGACTGTCTTATCATAGATCTTGAAGATGGTTCAGACATGGTTGACGCTTTAAAAATTAAAGCTAATGATCTGTCCGAACTACAAGAGATAGGTAAGGAAATATTCAAAAAAGGTAGACCATATAAATATATTGCCATAGATACCATATCTAAATTAGAAGAGTGGTGTGAGTTAGAAGGTAAGAAAATTTATATGAGAACACCAATGGGTAAAAACTTTGATGAAAAGAACCCTGGGATGTCAATTCTATCATTGCCTAATGGCGCCGGCTACTTATATTTAAGAATGGCCTACAAAAAATGGATAGAGAATTTGAACAAACTAGCGGATCACATTATCTTAGTTGGACACCTGAAAGATAAGATGCTTGAGAAGAAAGGGAAAGAGGTTGCTGTTAAAGACCTTGATTTAACTGGTAAGATCAAGCAAATTACCTGTGCCAATGCTGATGCAGTTGGATATATTTATAGAGAAGATGATAAAACTATGATCTCATTTGATTCTATGGATGACGTTACTGCGGGCTCTAGATGCGCACACTTAAAGGGAAAGACTATGCCCTTAATATGGTCAGAAATATTTATAGACTAAAAATAATTAAACATGATTGAAACAAGAGAAAGCGTGAACTCAAACACAACGCCAGAAGCGATAACTACATCGATGATCGATAATGATCTAAAAAGTGGACTTAACAAGAATGATATGATGCAGAAGTATAATATCAGAAAATGGGAAATAGATAGAATCTTTAAGAATCCCAAATTAACAGGTAGAAGACCATCACCTAAATTATCATTCACATTTATAGATGATATGGATGATTCAGGTCATAATCCAGTTAACATTGATGAGGTGTTAGATGAACCAAATCCTAATCAAGTAACGTTAGAGCAGGCTATAGACGAAGCTATTGATACAGTTACAGAAGTTAAACATCAAATGCAAGAAACTCAAGAAGCTATCAATACTATGCTGAGTCCTACAGAGTTTGAGACTCCAGTTGACTCTGATATATTACCCTCGGATGGTCTGGAGGATGAGCTTGAAATCCCAACTGTAGAGGATACTATGGAATTAGTAAAAGAACAGCAAGAAGAAGAGTTAGACGAAGATGAGTTTAACACATTTGAATTATAAACCAATAAAATTAAATAAAAAATGGCTATAGAAAGCAATGCAAGTACGGAAGTCGTACAAGGTGGAGGAATCCAGTTATACTCAGGTATAACAAATTTCAATGTAATCGCAGTTAACCCTACAATGGAAGAGTTACATGCGTTAGGTATTAATGTAAAGACAGAGCCTAATTACGCTCTATCTACTAGTTTTGGTGATCGTACTAAAATAACGTTCTGGGTAAAGAATGAGGACTTAACTACAAAGTTAGATATTCTAGTATCCAGTGATATAAGAGAAACTAAAGCTGGTGGTAAATTTCAATGGATTAACTCTACAGGACAGTCTACATGGGCAGATGATAATGGCCCTGATTATGACTGGTGGAATTCCGAAGGGCAAAGAAAAGCTTATATTGGTGAAGAGACATTAATTCACTTTACTAAAGCTTGGGCTAACGTTGCTACTGGAGGTAAAGTATCTTATGAAACTATCAAAGCAATAGTTAATGGAGATGTTAGAGAGATCAAAGGATTAATTAGTGCTTTGAAAGATAATATGGTAAGAGTCTTAGTAGGAGTTAAAGATGATAAATACCAATCTATCTATACTAAGTACTTTGGTAGAATCAAACCACAAAGAGATGATATGTTTATTAAAATGCTGAAAGACGACTATGGTTCGTTTAATGCAGACTTTAATGCAGATCTTAACTGGGGAGAGCATAGCCCAACAGCTGATGGATTAGTTGCTCCTGATGCTCTAAGTGAGGATGATGACTGGACTATGCCAGATACACCTCAAGGAGAAAAAGCAAAAGTTGAAGACGAGTCACCGTTTTAATGATCGACTCTAGAAGCAGTGAAGATCACCTACATACAGATGTCATACTTGGTAAAATTACTGAGTATGACATTTTTAGGTATTATTGCCCTAACTTTGTTGCATTAAAGAAACCTTTCTGCAGTGAGTTAAGACGTGATAGAAATCCCACGGCTTCGATTGTTATTTGGAACGGAAGATTATTGTACAAAGACTTTGGACATGCTGAACATGCTTTTAATTGCTTTAGTTACATACAATTTAAATATAACTGTAACTTCTTATCTGCTTTAAGAATAGTAGACTGCGACTTTAATTTAAAGTTAAGCTCGAAAAAAGAAGAAACAGCTTTTACTATGGGATCTATGGCATACAAGCAGAAACAACCTATACTAAAGGAAGAACAGACATTAATACAAAAGAAAAGAAGACAGTTTTCGCGCGACGATGAAAAGTTTTGGGTAAAATATTGTATCAGTAAAAGAATTTTAGTTACTTTTGACGTTGAACCAATATCTCATTACTGGGTGAACGGAAACAGATTCAGTTGCAAATCAATTACTTATGCCTATAAATTTGGCAATCGCTTCAAAATATACGCCCCTTATGAAGGCGCATATAAATGGAGTAGTAATGTAAAATCTACTGATATTCAAGGATTAAAGCAATTACCTTCTACAGGTAAAGAATTATTCTTGACTTCTTCTTTGAAGGATGTTATGTGTCTATATAGCGCAGGTTATAATGCAATCGCGCTTCAAAGCGAAATGCAAAATCCTGATAAAAACTTAATGAAAGACTTAACAAATAGATTCGAAGATATATATGTGCTTTATGACAATGATTATGATAATGTAAATAATCCCGGTCAAACAATGGCATTGAAAATCTGTAAAGAGTTTAATCTTGGTAATGTGTGTATACCTAATGAATATGGGTCGAAAGATCCATCAGATTTAGTATCTAGCATGGATGGTTCACTTAATATATTAAAATACATAATAAATGAACAAACAAGAAATAATAAAGTTTCTACAGGAGAAAAAAGGTTATTTAAAGAAAGGAAACGAATGGATAGCTAATAAATTAGGCATCTCTTTACAATTGGCAACTGACTGTAAGAAGGAAGTAGCTGCAGATGTATACAAAGAGTACAAGGATACTGTACAAGAATTCACAAATGAGAATGTAAATGAAATATCTGATAAAGGATTTAAGAATCACTTATCAAATATTGGACTAGAATTAAATGATGTTAAATCAGTTAAATTCTGGCAAACTAGTAAAGGTGATCATAGATATTCTGTTGTCCCTTTAAACGGATGGCATGAATTAGAGTCTGCTAAAGCAGAGTTTTTAGATCTAGTTAAAGAGAAGTCACCAAAAGTTAGTCAATATTCTTATAAACCAGAAGTAAGTCCTTCATTGGGTGTATTATCATTACCTGATATACATTATGGAAAGATAACGGGCGAAGGCCCCGAAGCAATTGAAAGACACTATTTAGAGGTAGTAGCTAAACTATGGGAGAAAGCTAAAAGCTCCGGAATAGAAAAGATACTAATGCCTATAGGTAACGATGGAATGAATTCAGAAGGTATGAGTAAAGCTACAACTAAAGGTACACCACAAGATGATTATATGGGATGGAGACAATCATTCAGAGGCTATTGGAAGCTAATGGATATGGCTATCACATGGTTATCTAAAAAAGTACCAGTAGATGTAGTAATTGTACAAGGTAATCACGATTTTGAACGAATGTTCTACGTTGGAGAATTATTAGAGTCTAGATATTATAATAATCCTAATATTACTGTAGACAACCAACTTGATGAGAGAAAGTACTATCAATATGGAGTAAATATGTTTTTAAATTTCCATGGGGATAAAGTAAAGAAGATTCAAATACCTTTACTTATGGCTACCGAGCAACCAGTAATGTGGAGCGAGTGTAAATATCGTGAAGCATTGTGCGGTCATATACATAAAGAGCTAGTAGACGAAATCATGGGGACTAAAATTCGATTTATTCCTAGTATTTGTGGTAATGACGAGTGGCATAAAGGTAAAGCATATGTGGGAACACGTAGAGTGGCACAATTGCATACTTATCACAAAGAAAGAGGATACGAAGGAATGTTTCAAGTAAATGCGGTTGACTAATGGTGTGGAAAAGAAGACCAAAATCAAGATCAAAAGTAAAGAATGCTAAAAAATCCACATTTGATGGACATAATTTCCAATCTAATTTAGAAAAAAACATGTACAAAATGTTGTACGATTCTAAAATAGAAGTAGAATATGAAAAGCACAGCTTTACAATATTTGATCCCTTAGTATACCCACAAACATGCTATGAAGGAACTGCAAAGAAGTTGTATAACAAAGGCTCTAAAGTAAGAGCTATAACTTATACACCAGACTTTGTTGATCCTAATGGTAAGTGGATAATAGAGACTAAAGGCTATGCTAACGAGTCCTTTCCCTTGAGGTGGAAGCTGTTTAAGCGCCATCTTAAGGAAAATAACCTTACTTACGTATTGTTCATGCCTAGAAATAAGGCCCAGTGCGAAGAAGTTTTAGAACTTATCAAACAATTATAGATCGGGGGGGAGCTTTTAAGCCTCCCCTTTCTTTTTATTAATCAATTAAACAATTAAAATTATGGATGCAAAAGAATATTTACACTCTGATGAAATGAGTGAATGGGACACAGTGTTTGACCCAGGAGGAAAACTAGAATACACAGAAGAACAACTAATAAGATTTGCAGAACTATGGGCTGCTGCCGGGTATCTTGCAGATCCTTATGATGGCAAAACACGTACTGGAGGACTATCCCCGGACACAGGCCCAAGAGCTTGATTATGGCGAATCTAGTAAGCCCATGCTGTGGGGCAGAATACACAGACAATGAAGATGAGGGAGGCAGTTTTTGTTGTAACTCAGAAATAAGAAGCGGACTTTGCAGTGAGTGCTACGAACACGCAGAACCTGAAGTAGGTTTTATATGTGATACATGTTATGACTTCTTTGATGATCCTGAAAAGGATTATGACTACGATGAACGTATGAAAGACTCTATAGCAGAGGATCGCGCAGACGAAGCCCGGGACATGGGCAACTAATAATTTAAAAATTAAACATGAGAAACAATCAGGATCAACTCTCTAGAATATCAAAGACATTGATATTTTCAGAGCCTTTCTACGGTATCTTTCTTATTGGATTGCAAAAGCAATTCACTAAGAGCTGTGCTACCGCAGGTGTAGGAAAACACAACATAGGTATGAGGTTAGTTATTAACCCAGACTTCTTTATGGACCTTAGTGAAAAACATCAACAGGGTCTACTAAAACATGAGCTATTACATATAGCTTTTGGACATATTATATTATCAGATAGATACCCTAACAAAAAGCTTTTTAATATTGCGGCAGATATAGAAATCAACCAATATATTGCTGAGGACATGTTACCAGAAGGTGGCTTAAAGAGAGACTCTTTCCCTGGTATATTTTTACCAGAAAAAGCGGGTACTAAAGTATACTATGATATGCTTAATGATACTTGTGACGGTGATGGAGGTTCTTCTAATCCGGAGTTAGATAAACTTCTTGGAGAAATGGATGGTAATAGTCAGTATGACCATAAAGAATGGGCTGAGATTGGTGACTTACCTGAAGCAGAGAAGAAGCTAGTACAAAAACAGTATGAGCATCAGATGAAACAAACTGCTGAGGTAATACAGAAACAGTGCGGGACTATCCCTGGTGAATTAGCGGAGATAATAGAAAGACTATTTACTTTAGAGCCTCCTAAGTTTAACTGGAAAGCTTATCTTAAAAGGTTTATTAACAACTCTTCTACGGTCTATACTAAAAAGCTTAGAAGAAAGAATAACAAACGTTACTCTGGTAATCCGGGCCTAAAGATTAAGCATAAGAATCACGTGCTCGTAGGTGTTGACACTTCAGGCTCAGTTAGCAGTGAAGAGTTAGTAGAGTTTATGCACGAGTTAAGTCACATGCATAAAACTGGTAATACAATAACTGTTGCGCAGTTTGACACTGAGATAACAGATGTATCTTTATTTAATCCTAAGAAGTCTTGGGAGATCAAAGGTAGGGGAGGAACTTATTTCCAGCCGGTGGTAGATCATTACAATGACTCTAAGAATAAATACTCAGGGTTTATATGTCTTACAGATGGAGAAGCTCCTAACCCAGACAATTGCCCAGCGAATGCTTTATGGGTACACAGCAGTAAATGCCAGATAAACGAAGAGTTACCTGGTATAAAAATACAATTAAACTAAACAATTAAAACAATTAAACATGAATGAAGTAAATTTAAACATTGATGAACTACAAGATTTTGTAGGGCACATCATAACAAACAATCGTCACTTACAAGCTCAGGGCAAGAAGCCTGTAGCTATAGAAGTAGTAGGTGAGTCAGGTATTGGTAAAACAACCAGTATCATGGACATGACAGCTAAACACGGGTTAGACTTTGTTAAGCTTAATCTAGCTCAGATAGAAGAATTAGGTGACTTAGTAGGTTTTCCTATTAAGCAATTCCAAATGTGGACGGAGAAAGAAGGTAAGAGAATAGGTAAATGGGTAGATGAAGTTGCAGTAGATGCTCAGCATAAGCTAGGATTCCAAACCACAGGTAAGAGTAGAATGTCTTACTCAGCACCTGAATGGATAGCGGATAAGAAAGCCGGGGGTGTATTACTTCTTGATGACTGGAATCGTGCAGACATGAGATTTATCCAAGCCTGTATGGAATTAGTAGATCGTCAGACTTATATCTCATGGACACTACCAAAAGATTGGCATATTATATTGACTGCTAATCCTGATAATGGAGATTACATGGTTAATAGTACAGATCCTGCGCAAAAGACTCGTTACATCACAGCAAACCTTAAGTTTGATATAAATGTATGGGCTCGTTGGGCGGAAGAGAATAACATGGATACTAGATGTATCAACTTCTTGCTGATGCATCCTGAGCTAGTAACTCAAGAGACTAATGCTAGATCTATATCTACGTTCTTTAATAGTATCTCAAGTATACCTAAGTTCGAAGATCAATTGCCTTTAGTGCAGATGATTGGAGAAGGGTCAGTGGGTAATGAGTTCGCTTCTATGTTCACTACGTTCATTAATAACAAACTTGACAAGCTTGTTACACCAAGGGAAATAGTAACCGGTCCTGTTGAAGTATTAGCAGAAATGAAAGAATGTATTGGTAAGGATGAGTCCTATAGAGCCGACATAGCCTCTCTCTTAGCCACTCGTATAGCCAATTTTGCGGTTGCATTCTCCAAAACGGACACCGTAACTCAAAAAGTGCAAGAACGGCTTGTTAAGCTGTGCACTTTAGACTATTTAACTGATGACTTAAAGTACTTGGTAGTTAGGACTATATTTAACGGTAATAAGTCCAAATTTAACAAAATGATGATGAATCCAGCTATCATTAAAATGACTGTGAAGTAATGGCCAACAAGAATGTGCACGCAGGGGAATACCCTGAGCAACAAATTACTGATTTAGGCTTTACGGATATGGTTACTTTAGGATTTGTAACCACAGAAGTAGTAGATGTTTATTTATCGGAATCATCAGCTCAATATACTAAAATCAAAAGTCTTTTAAAAACAGAAACAACTGATGATTTAACTACAGTTAAAAGAGCTTTTGTATTACCTATGCATAATGTGTCAACTGAAAGGTTAAAAGCTGCTCTTAAAGAACATAAAATTGGTGTTACTAATGATTATGAAAAAGCTGACTTTGTTATTCCTCATACTAATTTTTATGAGAGTTATAGCAATATTACTACTATACCTCAGACTAAGCTGATGTTTAAAATATCTAATGGATATTATTGTCACGATCACAGGCCTTTAACTAATGACTATCATGATCGTACTGGTAATGATGTTATAATAGAAAGTAGAAGTCAAGATAATCACTATCAGCATAATATGAACTACGAGAGTGCTCCTTTTGATTCATTTATATTTAGTAAAATGTCACTAGTACTAGCGGATCTAATTGAGAAAGGAGAGATGCAAGTTATGAATACTGATACCATACTTAATCAATCAGCTAATAGAATTCCTATGACACTACAGTTAATGGAAGATATTAAAAAGATGGTGGATACTTATTCTTCCTCAGAAGAAGATATAGAGATGGCAGGTAAGATAATACCAACTATTGATCCTGCAGGAGAGCCTTATTTACTTTATACTTTCGCTGATATGTTAGAAGGATGTTGTTATAAATACAATAGGAATAAAGATGTTATGTATTGGATGGAAAAGTATGACATCCACAGACTCTCTCGTTGTAATGCTGAAGACGCTATTAGATATTTTGATGAGAAAGAACAGTTAGATTCAAGATGCTTTAAATCTTTAGAAGTAAAATGTAGGGAACAAATACAAATTCACAATAGAGAATTGTATACGTTCAAAGTTCAAGTTAAA